GCCCAGGTGGTGAAATTGGTAGACACGCTGGTCTTAGAAGCCAGTGCTTCGGCGTGACGGTTCGAGTCCGTCCCAGGGCACCATACTAGAGCATATTGGCACAGTAATATTTTAGCTCGGTGAAAGCCTTGTGCGGAAACCCAGATGCTATAGCTTTACTCTAATATGTTCTAATATGGTAGATAGTCAATGTTAAAAATGGGTATTCAAAGTATCCGTTCCAAAAGGGTGCAAATCCTGATTAAGCATAGAGCTTGGTAAAAACAACATAGACTAGCCATAGTTAAGTATTTTGTTCGTCCTAGGTGAAATAAACAGGACATTGCAGCCCAGAGAAATAAGGGTACCCGGCCGGTATATCCCTAAAGCGGGCTGAAGTTAATCGTAGCCGATCCTTAGCGGGATCATATGGTAGGAAGATTAACTCATGCGCGAGCAGGCAGTAAGCAAAATACTTTACTATGGATGCGTAGCCAAACGGTTGACGGCAGCGGGCTGTAAACTCGTGACATAAGAAACGCTGGTGGTTCGAATCCATCCGCATCCACCATATTGAAGCACATTAGAATCTGTAAAAAGATCAGGGCTGGTACACCACATACCTCTCACAGAAAGTATGTATAGACCACAATGTGTTTCAATATGGCTGTTGACTGGCCCGATATATGGCACTCTAAAGCCTGAAGTGGGAAAACTTATTTCTAGTCAACATCCGTAATTGCGCTGCTCACGCTGAACCTATAAACTCTAAACTGGTGACTAGGACGGGGTCGTACCCCATAACGATATTAGGCTGAATAACGATAACAGCTAAGTCTAGAGACCGCAGGGATGAGCACCTGCATATAATACATCCCGCAACGCTTAAATAGTCGTATCCCTAGACTATACTGCGCACTATGCGAAAAAAGTTACGAGTGATGGTGGACTACGTAATTGGACACTGGAGACCTGCGGGCCGTCGCCCAATAGTAACAAGACACTATGAATCCACTTTAGGGAGTGGGGCCATAGTTCAACTCATACTGATTCGCTGGTGACTGCCAGAGATAGCTCTTTCAGGCTGAAGAATGGGTTTAAGTGAGTTGAACTATGGTTTTTTGGAGATAGCAATGAGTCGTACTCTAAAAGATAAACCGCATACTATACAGTATCCAGAAGATCACTACTTGTATGATACTGTTCGTGTAGATACTGATCTAGGCTCAAGAATTGGATTTCGGTACATACAGGTTGCGGGCAAAAAGACTAAAAAACGTAGAAACTACTGTCACTTCCGGTGGTATAGCACAACTCCTAGTTGGTGGACTCGTATTACAATGACTCGTCCGCAACGACGTAAGAGTCGTATGTGGGAACAAGTCGTAACTAGAGCTGTAGACTTAGAGCTACAAGATCCTCCACTGCTGGGACGTAAACCACACATATATTATTATTAAGGGCTGCGCGCAGGGACGCAAAGGTGATTTGCAATCATTTTCCGCTGGGATCGTTACCCAGGCGGTCCACCATACAATGCAGGGAATAGTGTTAGTGGCAAGCACGTCTGTCTGTGAAACAGAAAGTTAGGGATCGAAACCCGTTCACCTGCCCAGCCAAATAAGATTTGGGAACCAACCCAAACAGCCCCGCAAGGGAACTTAAACACACGGAGATGTGTATGATGGCATATAACGGATTAGACATTATTTCAGTCGATGTTCCGCTAATGCTTAGATTAATGGAATTTGCTAGAGAAGATGCTACTTCCGATAAGGATTTACACTTTGTAGCAGAGCACCTAATCAGGCTAATGCAAACAAATACTCTCCTCACTATGAAACACTATGACGCAATAGTTGATAGAGGGGGTTTTTAATGGGCGATAAATACTATAAGTTCGTAGAGATTGAGGTTAGCCCTAAACTCATGAAAAAGCTCTTAGAGCACGTAAAAGACCCTAAGGTAACGCAAGATCATATAAACTATATGATGGAAAACTTGATGTGGTTAAGTAAACACGACGAGTGCCTTACCCTAGATGAATATGAAGTAATCACAGAGAAACCCATAGTTAGCTAACTGTGGTCAACAAGAAAGCTTGCCGGCTTTCTTTGTTGTTTTTAAACTCCAAAATAAAAATAAGAACAGGAGAACAAAATGGCAGAATCAATCACACCTGCAGGCATGATGATGAGTGGTGGCGACGGTCTTTTCGGAGGCGGCGGTCTTATTGGCGGTCTTATCCTAGGCAGCTTGCTACGAAACAACGGCAATCTATTCGGAGGAGACGGCAACGTTGCTGGAGCGGTTCTTCGTAACCCGCCCGAGCAGACTCAAGCTAATATGAGTTTAATGAGTGCTATCGGTCAAGTAGACAAAGCCGTAGCTGTTGGTACAGCAGCCATGGAAGCTTCACAGGCTGCACAAAGCGCAGCCCTAGTTGCAGAAATTGGTCGTACAACTGGCAACCTTGTTAGCCGCGTCGATGCTACTACTGCAGCAGTTAATGCTGGTACTATGGTTCTTGCTCAACAACTAAATGGTGTTGAGAAGTCAATCATGGAAAACCGCTATGAGCTTAGCAAAGATATTCAAGCTGATGGCGACAAAACCCGTGCCCTAATTACTCAACAGTATGAGGCCACACTAAATCGTCAACTTACAGATGCTAACGCAGCAATTATTGCCCTACAAAGTAAACTAGATAATGGTGCGGTCGCTCGCGGTGTTGAAGTTACTACAACTAACAACATCAATCAGATGCAACAGCAACAGCAACAGCAAGCACAGTGGGGTCAGCTCTACAACGTGCTCTGGGGCTTAGCTCAAAACATTCGTAGTAACAACGAAGCAATTAATGTTGGCAGCGGCACACTTACTGCTAATCCAACAAACACAAATACAAATATTAGATAATCTCTAATTAACTGTTAGCCCCCCGTCCAAAAGATGCGGGGGCACTTTTACTAGGAGATTGTCGTGTACCAGAATCAATATTACTTTCCGCCACCTTTTTTATTCCTAGCTCCTCCACCGCCTATAGCGATACAACAACCTCAAACTATAAGTGACAATGATGTTATCATTAATCAAGGCGGCCAAACAGGACCAGCAGGGCCCGCTGGCCCACAAGGCATTCAAGGCCCATCAGGTCCTCCGGGTGCGCAAGGCCCTACAGGAGCACAAGGACCGCAAGGCGTTCCAGGTCACGCCGGCCCACAAGGAGAACCCGGTCCTCCCGGCCCGCCTGGTACAGCTAGTTGCATACTTCCAGCAAAAATAATAACAGACACTTACTACATACAACCAGATGACTGCTATATAGGAGTTGTAAATACGGAATCAATAGATATATATTTACCAGAAACACCACCCATCGGAAAATTGCTTATTATAAAAGCACAGCAAAAACAAATTGCAGATAAAAAAATATATATAGTCACTCAGACGAGTGAAAAAATAGACGATTCTAATACCATAGTTTTACAATCTCCCTACGAATCAGTTCAGCTTATATTTAACGATAGCTGGCACGTAACAGCAAGGTCACAGGTTTAAAATGGAACAAGCAATAAGAATTTATCCACATAATTGCACACAACAACAACAAGACTTTATTAGACTAGAAGAATCAGTAGATACTCTAGCAGCAGCAAGCCTAGCCCTAGCAAGCCAAGGTGCACACGCATATCAACAATTTATTGATGCGCGTCAAAATTTTACACAACTAGTTCGTGCCATGGGCAAGAACTACAGATATGTAGAAATTTAATATTGATTTTACTAGTATAGCCGTGTATAATAATTACTTCGGTGTTTGAAAAAAGAGAAAAAATGACAAAACAAGAAGCACTACTAATACTTCAAGCTCTGCCGGACGACACCGAAGTAACCATTATTTTAGGTAAACACTCCCAACCAAATCGCTGGCAGATGCCGTACACAATATCCTATCCACCAACACCTTATTGGCAAGACCCTTATAAGGTAACTTGTACTAGCTATGAAACCAAAACTTAAACCTCGTAATCCCTATGTGGCACTAGCACACAAACGACGTGCTGGCACACATACCAAAACCCACAAGCAGGTTCGTGGTCAACTCAATCGCAAACTGGATGCATAACTCAACGGTAGAGTAACCGGCTTTTAACCGGTAAGCTGTGGGTTCGATTCCCTCTGCATCCACTATATTAAAACACATTACTAAGAGTCCAGGTTCATAGCGTGGCATAGTGTGTTCCAATATGGAAGGGTTGCTAATATTGGCCTTAGGGCGAGCCTTATAAACTCGTAAGCACTGTCTAGATAAGGCAGTTAATGTGGGTTCGATTCCCACCCCTTCTACCATCAATAGTGAGTTGGCTGAGCGGCTTAAGGCAGCGGTTTGCTAAACCGTCGATTCGGGTCACCCCGGGTCCGTGGGTTCGAATCCCACACTCACTGCCACGGAGAATACTATGAATTACTCTACAGAAACGCTTATAGCAGCACTAGATGCTATAATTATTAAAGCAAAAAATGTTAAAAGGGGCGATAGCGTTAGCTGGAATTCAAGCGGCGGTACTGCTCGTGGCAAAGTCACCAAAGTAATTACAGATGGCGAAGAACAAGTTCCGGGCAGTAGTTTTAAGATTACCGGAACGCCTAATGATCCCGGTGCCTTAATTAGAGTCTATCGCGAAGAGGATGGCAAGTACAAGCCTACAGATACCATTGTAGGACATAAAGTAAAAACTCTAACAAAAATTCCTGCACTGGATTAACCATGCCTTGCTATAAATGTTCAAATGGTAAGTATAAATATGGTCAACGTGGCAACTGCCAGTTTGACACCTTAGAGGCTTGTAAAGCTGCTGAAGCAGCTATTCATGCTCGTGAGTCCGAAAAACCTAAAAAAGAACAAAAACCTAAAAAATAAATGCACCTATCGTCTAGTGGCCTAGGACAACTCCCTTTCACGGAGTAGATCGCGGGTTCGAATCCCGCTAGGTGTGCCATATACTGAGTGTATTGTCAGCCCGGTTAGACGGCCGAGCTTGGAACTCGGAGGCCGCAGGTTCAAATCCTGCCACTCAGACCAGATACGCCGCTTTAGCTGATGTGGTCATAGCATGGGTCTGAAGAGCCCGGGAACCTGGTTCGATCCCAGGAGGCGGTACCACTACACCGGATTAGCTCAGTGGTAGAGCAATGTTTTGATAAAGCAGAGGTCACTGGTTCAATCCCAGTATCCGGTACCAATTTGAGTTAGCTATAGGACTCAAACCACTATAGCCGTTTACTATCACCGACAAAGATAGCGTCATCCATAACAGACGATACGGGTTATGCCGGACAGGTAACCGGCTTTTTCTTTTTACACACACAACACACAAGGTCTTAACATGCCGACTAAAAATCCCTATGAAATCCGCACTGAGTTGCTGCAACTTGCTCAGGGCTATCTTCAACAACAGTTTGAAGCTAACAAACAATTTGCAGAACAAACCTTTCACCAAATGGTAGAACTTGGTAAAGTTCAGCCTGAAGATTGGGCTAAGCATATGCCCAAGTTTTACGACTTTAAAGACATTTTAGAGAAAGCCAAAGAACTATACGGCTTTGTAAATAATGAAAGTCGCTGATATGTGGCAGCGCGTCCTGGAATTTGTTCGTCCGTACACGTTCGAGGATTATGTCAAAGAATACGGTCCTAAAGATCATAAAGAACTAGAAGAACTAGAAAAACGTTGGCTAAGTACTAGTAACTGGTTCAATCGTTCACAATAACAATTTTCGCGGGATAGAGTAAAGGCAATTCAGGAGTCTCATAAGCTCCAGATGGGGGTTCGATTCCCTCTCCCGCAACCAAGGACCACATATGAGTGCAACAATTAAAAACTTAGAAAGTGCCCTAGCTGGTGAATCTATGGCACATATTAAATACTTATACTTTGCAAAACTTGCTGAAGAACAAGGCTTTTGGGAAGTAGCAGACCACTTCTACTGGACTGCAGATCAGGAGATTAAACACGCTTGGGGTCATCTTGAGTTGCTGATCGGCAAGCCTAATGTAGTAGAGTCTCTTGAGATGGCAATTGCTGGCGAAACTTATGAGTATACACAAATGTATCCTGAGTTTAAGCAGATTGCCACGGCTGAGCAAAATCTAAAAGTTGCCGCAGAGTTCAAAGAGCAAGAAGCAGAATCGCAAGATCATGCTCAGCAATTTGCTGAAATTCTACAAAAAGCAGAAAAGCGATTTGCAGCCCTTGCTAAAGTCGAACAAAAGCACGCTGAAGCCTATAAACAAATTCTTAAGGGAGTAGACCATGAGTGAAGAACACGTTTGTGTAGTTTGCGGCTGGGTTTACGAAGGCAGCGAGCTTGACGAAGGCATTCACTGGAACGACCTTGAGCATGATTTTGAGTGTCCAGAGTGTGGCGTAGGTAAAAGCGATTTTGAAGTAGTTTAAACCTACTAATCCTCCCTATAGTGTAATGGCAGCATACCAGTCTCCAAAACTGTTGGTTGCGGTTCGAGTCCGTATGGGGAGGCCAAGAAAATTTTTGTCTTGACCCTAAATCGCAGATTTGCTATAATATTATTTCTGTGACAGTTTAGGAATCCAAATGCAAGCATTAAATCAAGTTACTAGTCCTATGTTCTTGTTGCCTGCCTATGGCCGCCAGTATCGAACCCGTGAGCAAGTGCTCCGCGACTGGCAAGGGGGTAAAGACTTTCAAATTGAGGGTGGCCCCTACTGCTCGATTCGCGACCTTGACCTAATGCACAAGCAGTTTCAGAATATCTATATCCTGTACGACAGGGGAACTGTACTAGTATAATTTAAGCCCCTGTGGTGGAATAGGTAGACACAAGGGACTTAAAATCCCTCGCTGAAAATGCGTGCCGGTTCGACTCCGGCCGGGGGCACCACAGTTAGGAACTTAAATGAAATACCCGTATGCTACGCTTAATATGTGTCTACGCAGTATGCTAGGCTCGCAAGAACTAGTAGACCGGTGGTACGAATCGCCTAATCGTGCGTTTGATATGCAAACTCCGCTTCAAATGCTTGAAAGTGGTGACGAACCCCGTAGAACAGTATATAAATATATCCTAGCACAACTTAACTATATTCCACAGTAGCTCAGCGGTAGAGCAGTTAACTGTTAATTAATTGGTCGTTGGTTCGATCCCAGCCTGTGGAGCCAAGTGGGGTATAGTGAAACGGTATCACACAGGATTTTGATTCCCATATTCTTGGTTCGACTCCAAGTACCCCTGCCACAAATCATGAAACAATTCGACCTAGAAGAAATCAAAGAGTTTATTAGTGCTCAAAGCCCAGACACCAAGATATACTTAGGCGCAGATAGTGAGCGTGTAAGTGGTGGTGATTGTTGGATGGCTGAATACTACTTAGCCGTCGTAGTACATCTAGAAGGCAAGCACGGCTGTAAAATATTTGGTCAGATTACTCGTGAGCGAGACTACGATCAGCGACAGGATAAACCTGCACTCCGACTTATGGGTGAAGTTTATAAAGTAGCCGAACTATTTAATGAACTAAGCGACGTCTTACAAGACAGATATGTAGAAGTACACCTAGATATTAATCCAGATGATCGTTACGCAAGTTCACAAGTAGTATCGCAAGCTATTGGATATATTCGCGGTACGTGCAACATAGAAGCACAAGTTAAACCTCAAGCATTTGCAGCAAGTTACGCAGCAGACCGACTAAAATTTATTCTTTCAAACTAAAATGACTAAAGACCGCTTTGATCTTGAACAAGAAATCCTAGATTGCTGGCATATCACTGATGATCTACAGACTATTATGGAAACAGATAGTCTTAATCTTAGCGACGATGTGCATAATCTCCTACTTGGACTTAAGACTCTTTATCACCTTAAGTTTGAGCGTACTTTTGCAACATTTGAGCAGTTAGTTGCCCAACGCAAGCTAGACCAACGAATTATGTGACGGTGTTGCTGAACGGCTAGGCTGCAGTCTGCAAAACTGTGTTATGTGGGTTCAAGTCCCACCCGTCACTCCACACTGCCCCTTTAGCTCAGTGGTAGAGCAGCCGCCTTGTAAGCGGCAGGTCATCAGTTCGAATCCGATAGGGGGCACCACTAGGTATATGTATGAACGAAGAACTTAAAGATTCCCTAAGTGAAATTGGCCGGGCATGGAACGAGGCTATGGATGCTATTGAACAAGCTAGCGAACGGTACTGGAATAGTTTAACTAAAGAACAACAGCTTGATGCGTTCTGTGCAGTATGCCGCCGCATCTACAAAGGTGACATTGAGGACAAAGGCACTTACAGGTATGTCCTATACAACGTATTTGGTTTTGGTCCTGAAGCATACGCACAAGCACAAATGGCAGGATACCTGACTATTCATAACAGCATTTTTGATGCTGATCACGATGACAACTTGCTAACTAAATTTGCTGAGTTTTGTGGGCTTGATGAGTCAAAAGTTAGTGAGTTTTGGAATCAGCATTCTTGGGCACAAAACCCATAATATGATCGTATGAAGTTGACCCAAAGGTGCTTTGGACGCGGGTTCGACTCCCGCCTGGTCCACCATAGATACATTACACCATTAACGCCACGGGGTTATCTAGAGCTGCAGCTCGAAAAGCACACTGTGAGAAGTGCAGATAACAGTAGTGTATCTTTGATGGGCCAGTCATGGTTTCGACAGGGCAATGAGTAGCAATACAGACGATCCGACACAGATAGTCGTTAAAAGTAAACAAAAACAAACGCAAACGATGAAACGTTCGCATTAGCCGCCTAAACTCGGCTTAGGGTTCCAGGTTATCCTCGTAACAGAAAACCTGGACTTAAATGGCCATTTGGCATTTTTATTAACAATTCTTGCTCAATCGAGGAGAATAAGATGACACTAAAAGATATTAATAAATACTTTCTAGGCTTTGATGAAGCTCAGGATCGCATTAACAAATTGCATACGCAAATGATTGCTAAGGCAAATGTTAACTATCCGCCTTATAATGTTCGTAAAACAGACGATCATAAATATCTCTTAGAACTAGCCGTTGCTGGGTTTAGGGAAAGTGAGATTAGTCTGGAAGTATCAAAAGGTGAACTTGTAATTACTGCTCAAAAGTCTGAGCAGGAACAAGATAGTGAATATAAAGGCTGGATTCATCAAGGTATTGCCTACAGAGGCTTTACTCGTACCTTTTTCCTAGATAATCAGTATGAAGTCCTACATGCCGAGCTTAAAGACGGCTTGTTAAAAGTATACCTAGGCTTGCAAGAAACCATGAAGCCTAAGCGTATTCCTATTGGTGGACAACAGCATCTTGAACTTTAGAAGCGTGGTCGAGTGGTTTAAGGCACCGGTCTTGAAAACCGACGATTCCGTAAGGGGTCCGTGAGTTCGAATCTCACCGCTTCTGCCAACACAGAGGGTGCCCAGCACCCTCTATTTTTTAAACTTGCGCCAATGAACCAAACAAAAATTCCGCCCAGTACTGGCTATATCATCCCTATAGCAACTAAAATGTTCCTAAATTGGACTGTGGATGAGTGGGGTTTCTGGAATGTAGAAGTGCTAGTTTTAGACTAATATGATTTCACCCTGTATTAAAATATGTAAGCTAGACCCTAAACTGCAGATATGTATTGGCTGTTGGAGAACTAGGGAAGAAATTCAGGACTGGACAACCTACACAGATGAACAGCGACAGAAAATAGTAAATAGTCTTGCTCAACGATGGGCTAAACTAGCGGGTATAGTGTTTAACGGTTAGCACGCCAGTCTTCCAAACTCGAAGTGAGGAGTTCGAATCTCCCTACCCGCTCCATGAAAAAAATTATACTTTCCCTATTCGACTACAGCGGTAATTGGCCCAAGTACTACCGCGACAGCGGCCTATACGATGTATATCAAGTAGACCTTAAACTTGGCCTAGATATACTTGATATAAATCCTGGTGAACTGCCACAGCCTATACACGGTATCTTAGCCGCTCCACCTTGCACAGACTTTGCTAGTAGTGGAGCGCAATACTGGACGCAAAAAGATAGGGACGGTCGTACCCAACAAAGCCTACAACTAGTAGATAAAACCTTAGAGATTATAAGTTATCACGAACCCAAATGGTGGGTAATTGAAAATCCTGTAGGCAGACTTGCAAAATTACGTCCTGAACTAGGTACCCCTTGGTATTTTCAGCCGTGGTGGTTTGGTGACGCCTACACCAAGAAAACAGGTTTGTGGGGCACATTTAATCGTGACCTACCACAGAGTCCAGTCGATCCCGACCCTAAATCGCCAATAATGCGGTTAGGCGGTAAATCAGAACGAACCAAAGAATTGCGAAGCATGACTCCGCTTGGGTTTGCTCTTGCATTCTACTTAGCAAATCCCTAGTACCTTAGCTCAGCGGTAGAGCGTCTCGTTTACACCGAGAGGGTCGGGGGTTCGAACCCCTCAGGTACTACCAAGCATGCAACCCAAAGACACAGTACAAACTATCAACTTTAAAGGTTATACGAATAACAAGTGCGAGTTCTTTCCTTGCCATACAGGAGTTAAAAAAGAATTTAACTGTTTATTTTGTTATTGCCCCCTAGTATTCCTAAAATGCCCCGGACCGTACAAAGTATTCCAAGACAAAAATGGCATTACCAGAAAAGATTGTAGTGCTTGTATCCTACCACATAACGGTATAGAACAATCTTGGCGGTTTATTCAAGACTGGTTGGAGCGTCCCGAACCTTGGGATTATAAGTAAAGTATAAAATTATTAACTTGAACTGGCTTGGTATCTGTGATATAATATTTATTATTACAGATACCAAGCCATTTATATTTAAGGCACAGAAATGAACGTCTTTTTTTGTTCGGACCATCACTTTCATCACCAAAATATCTTAAAGTTTCTTCGTGATGACGGTACGCCATTACGTACATTTAGTGGCATCAATCATATGCACGAGCATATTATTGCTCAGCACAACAGTGTAGTAAAGCCTGAGGATAAAGTATATTTCTTGGGCGATGTTTGCATGACTAAGAATGCAGCCGGACTAGAAATTTTAGGTCGTCTTAATGGCACAAAAATATTAATTCGTGGTAATCATGACGAATGCAAGCTAGCACAGTACGCACAGTACTTTGATGATGTTCGTGGTGTGTGCCACAGGTACGGTGTAGTAATGACTCATGTGCCTATACATCCAGAAAGCCTAGATCGCTGGGGTACAAATCTACACGGACACCTACACTACCGGCGCGTTCTGTTACCAAACGGCCACCCAGATCCCAGATACATTAATGTAAGCATGGAGTGCCTAGACAACTATACTCCACTTAGCCTAGACGAACTAAATAAACGGATTACAAAGAATGCAAAATAAAAGCTGGCCGTGGCCAAAGAGCTCAGAAACCATAACTAATACTAATGCACAAAATACTGTCGTATACAGTCAAGTACCTGTAGGCAAACAAAACCTACTTACACTAAAAGATCCGGGTTGGATTGTTGGGGTATTCATTGGACTACTACTTTTCCTGCCACTCCTATACGCAGCATTTATGTAACATATACGGGCCTCTAGCTCACGGAGGTTAGAGCAACCGACTCATAATCGGTAGGTACTGGGTTCGACTCCCAGGGGGCCCACCAATACTATGAATAATATACCTTTACTATCACAAATTATTGAATTAGCTCAAGACGGGGAGATTAACGATCCTATTGACTGGGGCATGCTAAGTGTAGATGAAAACAGTGCCTACTTGCTAATTGCAAATGGGCTAGTAGACCTGTTTGGCTACCCAGAAACCGAACGTGAAATGTTGATTCTAGCAACATTGGTACGAACTACGGTAGAAAACTTTACCCTAAATCTGAAATTATTGGGAGATCCAAGTTGAAAAAATATGTAGTAGCTTGTTATTTCGGCTACGCGAATGATGTAGAACAATGTATTGTACAAGCAGATAACGAATTTGACGCCGTAGTAGACTTTTTACAAACTAAACCTCCAGGAATTAATGATCTTGATGAACTCTTAGAGTGGTGTTGGGATCAAGAAATGATTATTAACTTTATTGAAATTAACTAAGGAAACAGAAATGAAATTGTTTTTTGGCGCTGTAGACTACAATCCTGATGAACTTGATGCTGATGACCTGTTTACTACTGATGAAGCACCTACTAAATACTTTTACTATCAACTAGAGTGGGGCACTAATAATGGCGGTATGGATGACGTAATGTTGCGCGATACCTGTGATCGAGAAGTTCCGGTTAGCATTGACCATATTAATGAACTTATTGATGCACTGGTTCGTGTACGCAATATGAATGACGATATTAAGCGTGGCAAAGAGCTTGAAGAACAGGTACAGGGAGATAGTGAAGAAGTAATTGGCGATTGCTGGTAATCTATGCATGAAATTATTATAGTATACTTTTCACTTGCACTAGCTACTAGCATTGTTAGTTGGTGGTTTATGTTCAGACCTTTAGTCAGGGAGGCTATTGAGGCTGGAGTTAATAATGATATTACTCGTAGTCCAAAGTTAAGCTCCCTAGTGTTTATTTTGCTAAATACACTAATGGCTCCTATTATACTTCCAATAGTATTTATTCCATCAATGTTTGAATCGGCTAGAGCAGGAATGCGACGAGCAATCAACGAAGATTAAAAATTTAGTCTTGAACGATCTGCTATATATTGCTATAATATTATTTCTTCATTAGGAAAACACAGACTATGAAACTTGTAGAATTCAATTACACAAAACAAGATGGTTCCCAATCACAGCGTGCCGTTATGGTTCTTCAAGAACCTCAGCGTAATTATGCTGGTATTGATATTACCCAACTTGATGAATCTAGCTTTGCGCTTTTCTTGGACGAGTATCGTGAAGTAAAAAATCGTCAACATGAAGAAATTATGCAGCTAATGGCTCGTCATGATCTTAAACACAACTACCGGCAATTTGTTCCTGATCGGATGCAAATTACTGAAACTACCTTGGTATGACAGATAAACCATTCAGAATATGGGATGCCATAACACTTCAAGAAGCCGCTAAAATCGCTATTCAACTAACTGCAATTATTGACGAAACTTGTTTGCAAAATAAAACTATTCCAGCTCTGTTACCGCCTAGCTTAATGCCAACAGAAAAACTCTACATTTTAGCTGCAAGTTTTGATGCTGCATATAACAAATTAATTGAATACGAACTTACAAAAACCGGAAACTTACGCTCTGACAAAGACAATATACACTAAGGACTAAAAATGACTCAATGGACTCCTGAACTTAAAGAACAAGTTGTTAAAATGTATCAAGATGCTGATCCTACCCCTGAGAGCAGCACCGAGATTATCAAAGACATTGCTGACGAGATCGAAGCCTCACCTAATGGTGTTCGCATGGTTCTTGTTCAAGCCGGTGTCTATGTTAAAAAAGAAGCCAGTGCTAGCCCAAGTAAGGGCAGCAGCACTAGCAAAACCGGCGAAGGCACTAAGCGTGTAAGCAAAGAAGCAGCTATTGCTGATCTTAAAGCAGCAATTGAAGCTAAAGGTGCTCCTATCGACGAGGATATTCTTGGCAAACTGACTGGTAAAGCTGCTGTTTACCTGCTTAGTGTTATCAAGGCTTAATGTTTTGGGCAGCCTATGCTGCCCTTATTTTTCAAGGTTATAGGCTATGGCAAAGAAACGATCAGCTCTTGAACAAGAGCGCATGACAGATACTAATCTACAAAAGGTTATTGGTCTACTTGAGCCTAAAGATGCCAACACTAAACCTATAACCAAAAAAGAAGCTTGCGCAATCCTAGGTATGAATTACAACACTTCACGCCTAGAAACCATTCTTGAACAATTTAAAGAGCGTCAAAAACGAGATGGTGAGCGTCGGGCAGCACTACGTGGAAAACCTGCTACTCAACAAGAAGTGGGATTTATTATTCGTGAATACCTTGAGGGTAATACTATTGAGGGTATTTCTAGATCCACGTATCGTGGTACAGAATTCATTAAGCGAATTCTAGAAGAAAACCACATTCCAAAACGAAATAGTTCTCACGACTATTTTCACCCCCAACTTATTCCTGAAGGCGCAATGCAGGATAAGTTTGAAGTAGGAGAGACTGTATACAGTAGTAGATATGATTCTACTGCAAAGATTGTTACAGAGCAACCTGATCCTACTTATGGCTGGGTTTACCGTGTATGGCTAACTAATGAAAAGTGGCTACAGTATGCCTACCAACCAGCCTGTGAATTAGCTTCTCTTAAGCACTTAAAAGAAGTTGGAGTTGAATTCTAATGGATAATAACATTATCTATGAAAAACTTATCGAAGAAAACCTGGAAAAAGGTTTTCAGGTCAAGCTGGTAGTCAATGACTTTAGGGAAACCATCTACATTCAACTTCGAAAATACTTCTTGAGCTATGAGGGCGAGTGGATTGCTAGCCGAGAAGGTGTAAGTTTTCCAGCGAGTATGGAGAATATTTACAACCTCCTTGACGGCATGATGGAAATCTGCGCTGAAGCAGAGGGTGTGGAGATTATTGAGCACTACCATAACCAGCTCAAGAAATCCTAACTTGACCACGTGATCCTAAACTGTTATAATATTAAACTCTTGTGAAAGTTTAACATGACAAACAAACTCAAAGAATTTCTTGACGTTGCAAGCAAGCACTACTACGATGGCTGGCCTATTATTAGTGATCGGCAGTTTGATGCACTCTCCGATCTTATCGGATACGGTGCGGTAGGTAGCGCTCCGCAGACTAACAAGGCTAAACACTTCAAGCAAATGTACAGCCTGCAGAAATTCTATGAGGACGAGGGTCAGCGTAATCCACTAGAGGGCGTTCGGGAAGTTAGCGTTACTCCCAAACTTGATGGCGCAGCCATCTCGCTGCTTTACATCAACGGCGAGTTAGTTCAAGCACTTACTCGCGGTGATGGAGTTGAGGGTCAGCTGATTACTGATAAACTACTATCAACTAATCTAGTACCGCATAAAATTCCGTACACGCCTATTCTCCAAATTACCGGAGAAATTGTTGCTCCAAGCCATGTAGAAAACAGCCGAAACTATGCCGCTGGCTCACTTAATCTAAAGGATCTTGATGAATTTAGAACTCGGGCCGTTAGTTTCTTTGCCTATGGCGTATTCCCGCACTGGTCAGACTCATATTCGCAGGATATGAAATGGCTCAAGAAGCAGGGTTTTCAAACTGTCTTGGAAGCAGACTTAGATAAAATTTATCCTTGTGATGGTGTAGTATTCAGATGTGACTCAAATCAAGAATTTGAAGCCTTGGGCTATACTAGTAAACACCCCCGCGGTGCATATGCTAGAAAAGAACGGGCTGAGCACGTAGAAACTACCCTCTTGGGCGTAGAATGGCAAGTAGGTAAAACTGGCAAGGTTACCCCTGTAGCTATTCTAGAACCTGTTATGATTGGTGATGCACAAGTGAGCCGAGCTACCCTAAATAATCCAGGCTTTATCGAAGCCCTGGGCCTTGAAATTGGCGACAGGGTAGCTGTAATCAGGGCTGGAGAAATCATTCCCTGTGTGCTACACAAAGTAGATGCCTAAATTTATCAGGCTCGGGCAACTAAAATTTAGACTTGCTAAGCCCATATAATTAGTGTATAATATTTATATTCTATTGGATAAAGCCTTATGAAAATCACGATTCCCACAAATTGTCCGTGTTGTGACTACTCACTTGAGTGGGTTAATGACCAACTGTTTTGCCGGAATCAAGCTTGCAGTGCCCAGCTTGGTAAAAAGTTGGAACACTTTTGCAAGACCCTTGGTATCAAGGGCATGGGCTCTAAGACTATAGAAAAACTAGAACTGGCAGATATTACTGAACTCTACTACCTAGAGGAAAGTGAGATTGCTGAATGCTTGGGTAGTGAACGTATGGCTGAGAAACTGATTGATGAAATCAATCGCAGCCGTAGCGCTGATCTAACCGAAGTCCTAGCAAGTTTTAGTATTCCCCTAATTGGTAATACCGCTTCACAAAAAGTCTCCAAAGTGGTCAGTCATATCGACGAAATCACAGCAGAAAAATGTCGTGAAGCCGGTTTAGGGGAAAAAGCCACTGAAAATCTTATGAATTGGATTCAAACAGATTTTCAAGAAATGAGAGAATTTCTGCCGTTCTCATTTCAATCTAACCATGTAGTAGATGCCCTAGAAAATAGAAAAACTATTTGTATTACTGGTAAACTAAAAAGTTTTAAAACTAAACAAGAAGCATACGATCAACTTGAACAGCTTGGATTTAAAATTTCCGAAACTGTAACCAAATCCCTAGACTTTCTAGTTGACGAATCTGACAAATCTAGTTCTAAGCGTAAACGTGCCGAAGAACTAAATATTAAAATTATCACAGACCTACAACAATTTTTGAAAGAAAATAAAGATGACTGAAAAAGCTAAAAAATGGAATGACGAGGTTGTTGACCAACTGCTTCAAATCGTTGGTAGCCAAACTCCCGTTAGCGTAGCTAAAGTTGAAGAAGCCGCCGAAACCCTTGGATTCACTACCCGTAGCATTGCTGCTAAACTCCGCCAGCTGGACCGTGATGTTGCTAGCATGGCTAAAGAAAAGACCACTGCCTTTACTGATGACGAGACTGATGATCTTGCCAACTTTGTTGAGGATAATGTTGGTCGTTATACCTACAAAGAAATCGCAGATAAGTTTGCTGACGGCAAGTTTACTGCTAAACAGATTCAGGGTAAACTTCTTGCCCTAGAACTTACCGGCGCTGTAAAGCCTGCCGAAAAAGTTGAAGTTGCTCGTACCTACACAGAAGCTGAAGAAGCAAAGTTTATTCAAATGGCTGAGCGTGGTGCCTTTATCGAGGATATCGCCACTGCCCTGAATAAGACTGTTGCAAGTGTACGTGGCAAGGCTCTTAGCCTTACTCGTAAAGGTCAAATTGCTAAGATTCCCGCACAGCGTGAGTCTCATGCTAAAGATCAAGTTGATCCTATCGTTGCCCTTGGCAGCCGTATCGCTACCATGACTGTAGCTGAGATTGCCAAAGAAGTTGATAAGACTGAGCGTGGTCTTCGTACCCTTCTTACCCGCCGCGGAATTAATGTTGCCGATTACAAAGGCGCAGACAAGAAAGCCAAGGCCGAGGCTAAAGCTGCTGCCTAATCTAGATTAGGCATAACACTAGGCCGGGAGTCTAATCAACTCCCGGCCTTTTTACTTTGGATACTGTAAATGAAAGTTACAATCACATATCACGATACAGAATCGTTTACTGTAGAAGAAGTAGTAAAGCAGGCAGTACATAACTATGGTCGTCAAGCTCAGGTAGAGGTTATGCCAGAGTCTACAATGGCATATGACCATATATATTTTGGATTACAACAGCTCGTAACGCATGAACAGCTGAGCCTACTATTTGATAAAGGCAGTAGTTATCAGCAGGATATCAAAAAATTACGAGAAAATATTGTTTATAAAGTTACAGAAATTATAGACCAAGTTATAGTAGACAATGAATCTAAGGTAGGTTAATGTGGATGTATCCGCCGTAGTCTTAAATAAATTGCTATCTGAGCAAAGCCTAGATATATGGGCAAAGCTTAAGCTGGTGTTTTTAGACCCGGCATACTCCTCTTTGTATAGTGTCATCAATAAACACTATGAACGGTACAATAAGCTACCTAATTTTGATGACTTAGAACTTACTATTAGAGAAGGTCCGGCAGCTAAAACTCTAGCTACATTAAAATTAACTGAGATACCTGATGTTAGTGCTGAAGTAGCGCTTGATGCTCTTATAGATCAGTATACTCAGAATGAGACTGTAAAATTATTAGATAAATTTGTAGACAAACTGCCACTTTACGACTCCAACGAAATAAAAGAAAACTTATCAACGATAGCCCTAACCATAGAAGAAAAAACGCATACATCTGAAAAGGTGTATACAATGAGCGATATTCTTCTGTTTCGCAATCCTCAAGAGTTAGAAAAAGAACGTGTTTATCTTGGACTTAACAACACTTTTGATGCTGTGCTTGGCGGTGTGGCTAGACAAGAACTCATACTCATCGGCGGTAAACGAGGTAGCGGTAAAAGTATTACTAGTAGTAATATTTTTATTAATCAGTACGAGAGTGGTAATAGCTGCCTATACTTTAGCATAGAGATGACGGCTATAGAGGTAATGGAGCGAAACCTTGCTATCCTAGCTAATGTAAATCATCAAAGCCTAAAACAAAATAAATTAACTGATGAAGAAGTGCTCAAAGTAGTAAAAGCCAGGGCCGAGATGTTTGAAGATGCAGACCAAACCGTTCTAGAATTTATGCGTCACAGAGACAGATTTAAATTTGAAGAAACACTAGTCAGAAACTATCGTCTAAAACAAACCAATCAGATGGTTATTGTTGATGACAGAGATTTGAGTATTGGTGCCATTGACTTGCACATTGGTAAGATGAAAGCTAAATTTGGTGATAAACTAGCTGTTGTAGTAGTAGACTACTTAAATCAAATTGTTGCGGAAGGTATAGATCAGTACGACTGGAAACCTCAAATTGAGGTTTCCAAGAAATTAAAGAATCTAGCCAGAAAGTATGAAATTGTGCTAGTAAGTCCATATCAAATTGACGCTAATGGCGAAGCAAGGTTTTCAAAAGGTATTCTTGATGCTGCTGATATTGCACTGGTAATGGAAGCGCATGATAAAGAAAAACAAGCAATTACCTTTGAAACCACTAAAATACGTGGTGGTAAAGAGATGCAATTTACTTGTCCAATTGATTGGGATACACTACGTATTAGTCCTCAAACTATAGAAAAACCAGAGCACGAAGAAAAAGTAAAACGTGCAGGAAAAACTAAGAAAACGCAAGAACCAGTAGACGATCTACCGTGGGACACATAAATGAGCGATCCAGTACTAGAACTATTGCAAAAACAAGGATTAAGCTATACCGTAAGTGGTAGGGATTATCTTGTAAAATGCATCAATCCAGAACATGACGATTCAAATCCTAGTTTTAGAATAGATCGAGTAACTGGAGTTGCTCATTGTTTTAGTTGTGGGTTTAAAACAAATGTATTTAAACATTTTAATGTTTTTACAAACCCAGTACCAATTAAAATAGCTAAATTAAAGAAAAAATTGCGTGATCTTATGGTTACAAATGCTGGATTAGATATGCCTCCAGGAGCTACTCCGTACACAAAACAATTTAGAGGAATTAGTCCAAAAACTTTAAAGAAGTTTGAAGCGTTTTACACAAATCAAGTAGAAAAACTTCAGGATAGAATAATTTTTCCAATCTGGGATATTACCAATAAGATCCAAGTATTTGTTGCTAGGCATACAATGAGCAATGGAAACCCTAGATACCTAAACTATCCTAGCGGTGTGCAAATTCCCCTATTTCCTCCACATATGCCTTACGATTCAACTAGCCTAGTTATGGTTGAAGGTATATTTGATTTACTTAATATATACGATAAAGGCCTACACCCAGTCGTATGTACTTTTGGTACAAATACGTTACAAAACGATACACAACTTAAGCTATTACCCTACAAAGCTCAAGGTATAACAAAAATCTATTTGATGTTTGATGGAGATGAGGCAGGTCAAAGTGCTATGCAAACACTAAAACCACTCATTGAAGACTGCGGTTTTCTAGTAGAAATTATAAATCTACCAGAAGATACAGATCCCGGCGAACTAGATCAAGAAACAGTAGACAGCATAAAAAATTATATTGGATATAACACATGAAGCGCGTAGCCTTAATTGACAAAGCCCCAAATAGAACTAGATATTCTGACTACTTTCCTTTTGAATTTGAACACTTTCATATGAGTAGTGTTCCTATCACTAAACTACTCAAAAAAGATGTTGATCTAGATTTCGATCACGAACTATACGACCTAGTTATCCTAGTGGGCGCAGAAGCTGCCAAAGAATATGCTAAAGTTACTAGTGTTACTAATATGGCGGGTCAACTAGTAGATGATAAGTTTGTGTGTATTACAAATCCCGCCATGCTTGCGTTTAAACCAGAAGGTAAACCTGATTTTGAACGTGCACTAGACAAAATCATTAAGATTTATAATGGTGAAGTTAAGCCTATACAAGCTGGAGACTACAAAGGTATTGATGATACCGTAGAGGCTAAAGAGTTCTTTAGAGAAGTTCTAGCTAATGCGCAGGGTGTAGTCTGCATGGACACAGAAACTACCGCACTGTATCCTAGAGACGGTTATGTGCTTGGTCTTAGTGTAACCTACAAATTAAAACATGGTAGATACATTCTTACAGATTGCCTAGACGAAGAATGTATTCAACTAATTCAAGAAATTGCTGATACTTTTGATATTGTGTTTCATAATCTAAAGTTTGACTTTAAGATGATTCGATATCACCTTGGAATTAACTTTAGATCAGATCATGTACATGACACTATGGTTATGCACTATGTGCTGGACGAAACTGATAGTCATGGCTTAAAAGAATTAGCCTTAAAGTACACAGATTTTGGTGATTACGATTCAGCACTTGATACTTTCAAAAAAGAATACTGCAGATCAAAAGGTATTCTAGAAGAACAGTTTACTTATGATCTAATTCCGTTTGATATTATCTCAGAATATGCAAGTATTGATACTGCTGTAACCTATGAGTTATATCAAAAGTTCTGGCCTATTATTCAAAAGAACGATAAGTTCTCTTGGGTATATAAAAATCTCCTAATTGATGGTACTGTGTTTCTCATGAATATGGAAGAAGTAGGTATTCCTATTAGTGTAGAAAGAATGCAAGCTGCAAAACTCTATCTAGATGATCAGATTGAAGAAGCAAAACAGGCTATATTTACCTACAAGGAGGTACAAGAATTTGAAAAAGATTCTGGTAAAATCTTTAATGCTAATTCTGTGTTTCATCTACGTGAGGTACTATTCGACTATGTTGGATTACAGCCTACAGGTAAGAAAACTAGTACAGGAGCAGTTTCTACAGACGCCGAAGTCCTAGAAAAGCTCAGCGAAGAACACCCTTTACCGGGCGCTATTTTAAAAGTTAGACAGCTAGGTAAAATTCAAAATACCTATATTAATAAAATCCTACCGGAGCTAGACAAAGATGGTAGAATTAGGACTAATTTTAATCTTATTTTCACAACAAGTGGTCGACTTAGTTCTAGTGGGAAATTTAATGCACAACAAATACCACGAGATGACCCAATCATTAAAGGATGTATTAGAGCTCCCTTGGGTTATAAAATAGTTTCTCAAGACTTAACTACTGCAGAAATGTACTATGCGGCTGTACTAAGTGCAGATAAAAACCTACAACAAGTATTTAGCAGCGGCGGAGATTTTCACTCTACAATTGCTAAAATGGTATTTAATTTGCCTTGCGAAGTAGATCAGGTTAAAAAACTGTACCCAGAAATGCGTCAAAGTGCTAAAGCTATCAGTTTTGGTATTTTGTACGGATCAGGTGCTCAAAAAGTGTCTGTAACTGTTACAAAAGCTACTGGAAAGCCATATCCGGTTAGACAAGCACAAGACGATATTGATGCATATTTTAACAAGTTTAATAAACTAAAAAAGTGGCTGGACAGCCGCAAAAAGTTTATTGAAGAAAACGGCTTTACTTATAGCTTTTTTGGTAGAAAACGCAGGTTGCCTAATGTGTTCTCTAGCGATAAGGGTATTGCAGCACATGAAGTGCGAAGTGGAATTAACAGCGAAGTACAATCTCTAGCCAGTGATATGAATTTGCTAGCCGCAATGGAAACTCAGCAAGAAGTTAATAGTCTTGGCCTGGATGCTAAAATATTCATGCTAGTACACGACTCGATTGTTGCACTAGTTAATGAAAAAGATGTTGACGCCTACTGCAAAATTCTAAAAACTAGAACTCAGACTGATCGTGGATGCAGTATTTCTGGTTCACCTATTGGTGTAGATCAAGATATTGGCGATGATTACAGTTTTGGATCTTTTGAGGAAATTTATGAACTTAGGGGAGATCGTCTGGCCCGTATTTAGACTAGGGGAGCACAAGCCCATTATTGAAGATGGGGTTGTGTTCTACTCTAAAGAGTACATGGACAAAGACTCTACAAGTAGTTTTATAGGTTTTCGCCTTGTAGATGATAGGAATCTAGATGCCCCGACCCTAGGGCTAAGGCGTCTACAGCTAAAGTATCAACTAGACCAATCAAAACTGTTTCCTATTACACGTGCAATATACTTTTTGGCAGATTTAATAAAATTAGCAAAGCCTACTACATGGTTTATAGACAACCATGGAAACCTATTCCAGTACAAAAAATCCACACGCGCCAAGCTGACTTGTAAGAAGATTAAAAGAGTGTTACCTGCGACCAACCTAGGGTGTATACTAGAAATTGAGGGTCTAGATCAGAGATTTAAGTCGCTTAGACATCCACAAAATGGCGAACGATACGCTGGTATCCTGCAGTGGGGTTTGGGTTATATGTTGTATGGTTTATACTTGGATCCATTTAAAACTACTTATAGGTTAATCTAGCAAATGAAAGCAGTAATAAGTAATAAAATCTACTTAAATGATCCGGGCGCAGAATACTCTAAAAAGATTATTGATACTCTTACCTATAAGTTTAAAAAAGATACTGGTAGTAAGCACTTTAGTAGTATAGAAACTATCAGAAACTATAAAATTATTGGCAATGGTATTATTAGTGTTCCACAAGGGCGTCAAGACCTAATTCCACCCGGTTGGGAAGTAGTAGATAAACGAGTATTTGTTCCTGCTCCATTTCCCGACCCTAAGTTTGAGCTACGCCCAGAACAGCAACAAGTATGTGATGAGATTAAGGATACCTGTTTTATTAATGCACTAGTAGGCTGGGGTAAAACATTTACTGCACTACATCTTGCTAGAAAACTGGGTCAAAAAACACTAGTAATTACTCATACTACAGCGCTTAGGGATCAGTGGTGTGAAGAAGTAGAAAACCTATTTGGTATTAGGGCGGGAGTTATAGGTAGTGGTAAGCTAGACTGGGAAGATCATGCTATTACTGTGGCTAATGTACAAACTCTTGTAAAACATTGCGCAAGTCTAAGTAAAGAATTTGGAACAATTATCTTAGATGAAGCACACCACTGCCCAGCAACAACATTTACACAAATTATTGATACTTTCCACAGTAGGTTTCGCATTGCCCTAAGTGGAACAATGCAGCGTAAAGATGGAAAACACGTTTTATTTCAAGACTATTTTGGAAACCATGTTATCAAGCCAGCCCAAAGTAATACACTGGCCCCCACAGTCAGAACAGTTAACACCGGAATTACACTTAAACATGGAGCTACTTGGGTTGAGAAAGTAAACACACTAGCAAATGATACGGGCTATCAAGAATTTATTGCAGAGATTGCTAAAGAAGAAATAGAAACGGGGCATCAAGTACTTATAATTGCAGATAGAGTGGAGTTTTTACGAAATGTCAAAGAATACATCGGAGAAAATTGTGTGTTGGTTACTGGCGAAACATCCTTCGATGAGCGTCAGGCGATTAAACAGCAGCTACTCAACCGCGAAAAAATGTCGATTGCTGGTAGCAGACAAATCTTTTCAGAAGGAATCTCAATCAACTCACTCTCCTGTGTTATCCTAGCAATACCCATGAACAATGATAGCTTGTTAGAGCAAGTTATTGGTAGAATACAACGTCAATATCCTGATAAATTAGACCCACTAGTAATAGACATACAGTTTGCTGGTTGGGTAGATAAAAAGCAAAACCGAAATCGCCTAGGCTTATACCTTAGAAAAGGCTGGCACATTGAAACGGTTTAAAAAATTTTGACTTGCAAAATATTCTACAAAGTGATATAATATTATTTTACTTCAAAGAATGATCTTCTTTTTTAACCTAAACAAATTAGAGTCTAGTACACGTAATGATCCTGAATATTTAGTTGTGGCACTCTATAAGTGTTTTCTTGGTATTCGTATACCTAAAAATGCAAGGGAAAAGTACAAGCCAATTCTAGGTTTAGAAGCAGGCAGTAGCTACTTGTTAAACCCAAAACTACTATTTGAAGATAAAATAACAGACGCAGTATTTAAGGCACAATATATAAGGCTAGCCGGACGTAGAGATTACCTTTCCTATAAAACCATAAAGCAAAAACATCTTGACTTAACCTTATACCCAGACTTAAATATAGCTACACTTAAGCACAATCCGCTACTAATAATTGAAAACACGCACTTAAAATTTATATACGAGGAAACAAATGGCACTCTCATTTAAACAAACCAAAGGCAAAGCACAAACATCTAAAGTTGAATCCTATGAGTATAAAGACGGAGAAAACTCTGTAAGACTCATTGGTGGGGTTCTTCCGCGATATGTATACTGGGTAAAAGGCACTAATAATAAAGATATTCCTATTGAATGTCTAGCATTTAGCCGTGAAAAAGAAAAGTTTGATAATCTAGAAAAAGATTGGGTACAAGAGGCATATCCTGACCTAAAGTGTAGTTGGAGTTATGCAGTTAACTGTATCGACCCTAAGGACGGTAAAGTTAAAGTACTAAATCTTAAAAAGAAACTGTTTGAACAAATCTTGACTGCTGCAGAAGATTTGGGCGATCCTACTGATTACGATACTGGTTGGGATGTTGTATTTAAACGAGTTAAAACTGGCCCACTAGCTTTTAATGTTGAATACACCCTACAAGTTCTTCGCTGTAAGCAACGCAGTCTTAGCGATGACGAGCGTAAGCTAGCTGATACTGCGCAATCGATTGATGAAAAATATCCGCGTCCTACCAGCGACGAGGTAAAAGCTCTAATCGAGAAACTGCAAAAAGGTCAAGAAGAAGAACAAGAAAATCAAACAGATAGCGAACGTGAAGCTGTTAAAGATTTAGCTTAATAATCCAGCCTGCTAAGCCAAAAGTTTAGCAGGCTATTTTATCTTATATTATGAAATTACTTTTTACAGCAGACATTCACATTAAATTAGGTCAAAAGAATGTGCCTATTGACTGGGCTAAAAATAGATTTCAGCTATTTGTAGATCAATTTCATGAGATGCAAGATAAAGCTGATTTAATTATTATAGGCGGTGATGTATTCGACAGGCTACCTAATATGGACGAGGTTGAGCTATACTTTGACCTAGTAGCTAGCCTTCAAAAACCCAGTATTATTTATAGTGGTAATCATGAAATGCTTAAAAAGGATACTACCTTTTTAACATATCTTAAACGTGCAACTAATCGACTAAATAAACTAGTAACTGTATGCGACGATTATAGGAGTGATTTACTTGGTGGAGACATTGATATTATTCCTTATAATAAACTACGGGATTTTCAAGATAATTACAGTACTTTAGACTTTCATGGTAGAGTACTAGTAACCCATGTTCGTGGAGATATTCCACCACACGTCAAAGCAGAGATCAATCTAGAACTACTAAATCGTTGGCAGGTAGTCCTAGCAGGAGATTTACATAGTTATGAAAATTCTCAGCGTAATATTCTTTATCCCGGTAGTCCTTATACTACTAGCTTTCATCGTAACCGAGTTGAAACTGGATGCATCTTACTTGACTTGGACAATTTGGAACATGAGTGGTTAAAGTTTGATCTTCCACAACTTATTAAGCGAACAGTAAGTGTAGACGACCCTAAACCGCAGACACATCCCGATCACACAATCTATGAGATTGAGGGTAACCTACACGAATTAAGTCAACTAGAAGATAGTGACCTAATTGACAAAAAAGTAGTAAAACGAGCACAAGATACTCAACTTATGCTAGACCCTAACTTAACCATGGCTGAGGAAGTTCGTGAATATCTTACCTATATACTTGAACTAGACGAGCCTACAATTGATAAAGTACTAGAGGAATTTTATAATGCCCGAGATAAAATCACAGATTAAAGAAGTAGTAGTGTGGTCGCAAGCAAATTGTTCTGCATGCAATACTACTAAGAAATTATTAGATCAATTAGGTATCCCATATCGGGTAATAGCAATAGATAGTGTAAAAAATAAACAATTATTTTTTACCACATTTCCTAGTGCTAGAAGTGTTCCGCAAATTGTTGTTGATGGCCAATGGGTTGGCGGATTACAAGACTTTAGAAAATTTATAAATGATAACAATAAAGCATTTAAAGTGGTCTAACTGTTTTAGCTATGGACTAAACAACAGTATAGATTTTGTTCGTGCTCCGCTTACTCAACTTATTGGTAAAAATGGACACGGTAAAAGTTCAATAGCACTTATCCTAGAAGAAGTACTATACAATAAAAATTCTAAGGGTATTAAAAAAGCAGATATTTTAAATCGTTATGTAAAAGATAACTGGTATTCAATTGAGCTAGTATTAGTTAAAGATAACGATGAGTATAGGATAGAAACAAAACGTTCTGGTTCGCAAATAGTTAAACTATTTAAAAATGGTAAAGATGTTAGTGGACACACAGCCACTACTACCTATAAAATTATTGAAGATATTATAGGTATAGACCATAAAACATTTACACAAGTAGTTTATCAAAGCGGAGCAAATAGTTTAGAGTTTTTAACAAGCGCAGATACGGCTCGTAAAAAGTTTTTAATTGAACTGTTAAACTTAACTAAGTATACAGAAACAGGTGAGCAGTTTAAAAAACTACATCAAGAAATAGGAATTCTTGTTGCTAGTGCAGAAACTAAACTACGAACTATTCAAGATTGGATTGATAAGTACAATAAACAAAACTTAGATTTAAAATCTATTTTGCCAGTACCAAACCAACCAGAACAAGAACTAGAACAAGCCGCTAGTATTAGAGAAACTATTAGTACTATAAGTGCAAAAAATAAAAAGATTTCTCAAAATAATACTTATAAAGAAATACAAAATAAATTACAAATATTACCAATTCCAGAAAAACCTGCAGAAAATGTAAGTGAATATATAGTTAAACGAGCAGAATATGATAAAGCTGCTCAGGATGCGCAACAATTTATTCGTAAACTTACTAACTTATCAGATTCTTGTCCTACTTGTTTACAAGCAATTAATAAAGAAAAAACTCAAGAATTACTTAATGAGTATGAGCAGATTGTTACTAGTAATAAAGAACTAAGTAAACAAGTTAGCGAAAAAATTCAAGATATTGAGCACAGAATAAAAGTATGGAAAAGTGCTTTAGATGCTCAAGTAGATTGGGAAAAATATTATCAATTAATTGATAACGACTTACCTAGTGAACTATTTGATGAAAAAGTTCTACAAAAACAACTAGATGATTTACAAAAGTCTATACAACAAGCTAAATCTGCAATACAAGCTATAGAGCTAGAAAATCAAAGTCGGCAACAACACAACAGTAAAGTTGAATTGCTAAAGTCTCAGCTTGCTGATATGCAGCAAGATTTAACTACTTGGCAAAGTAATTTAACAAGCTTACAAAATAGACTAAATATTTTAAGTATTCTAGTAAAAACATTTAGTACAACTGGTCTAGTAGCCTATAAAATCGAAAATTTAGTTAAAGACTTAGAAGTACTTACCAATCAATACTTGGGTGAACTAAGCGGTGGAAGATTTCAATTAACATTTGAGATCAGTGGTAATGATAAACTAAATGTTGTTATAGTAGATAACGGAAATAACATTGATATACAGGCACTCAGTGGTGGAGAGCGTGCCAGAGTTAATGTTGCTACACTACTTGCTATTCGTAGATTAATGCAAGGATTATCACAAAATAGAGTAAACTTACTTATATTAGATGAAACTGTAGAAGCATTAGACTTAGATGGAAAAGAAAAGCTAGTAGAAATTCTCCTGCGCGAAGAAAACTTAAATACTCTACTAGTATCTCATGGATTTACCCATCCCCTGCTAGAAAAGATTACGGTTGTTAAAAAGCAAAATATATCTAGAATAGAGGACTAAATGTTAGAAACTATATGTGACATATTTCAAGAAGCGTATAGACGCGGCTGGGTAACTACCCGTGATGGTAATGCCAGTATTAGGTATAAAGAACAAAAATACTTCTATGTAACGCCTAGTGGTGTTCGTAAACAAACGCTTCAGCCAGATCAGTTTAAAAAGTTAAATATTATAACTGGAATACATAGTGGAATAGTTGGACCAGATACTTTTTGGACCAACTATGAAGAAACAGATTATACTCCTATTAGTAAAAACTTAAAACCTAGTGGCGAAATTCCTATGCATTTTGGACTACAAAAGGAAATTAATACAGATGTTAGAGTAGTATTACACCTACATCCAACATATACTGTAGCAGCTATGTATAAAGAAATTGATCTACAATGGCTTGTTGAAGAATTCCCTGAATTAAGCAGATATACTAGTATTGGCAAAACTGTTCCGCCATTTTTACCTCTTACACAAGAATTAGCTGATGCTTGTGTTCGAAATCTTGGCCTTGAATCAGACGGTTCATTAGAGTATAATATAGTAGGAATGGACAGGCATGGCGTTGTAGCTGTAGACACCAGCCCTTGGCGTGCTTTTGAACACATCGAGAGGTTAGAGCATATATGTAAAATAGTTTTACATGGGGGTTAGATGACTAAACGTACGCGTTCAAAAATTACCAAAGGTAAGCATACCACATTTGTACATCATAGTAATGGTGTTGTAGAAATGATAACTGATTGGGATGCCTTAGCACTAGAAATTAATAAAGCAATAGAATCGTGGAAAAAGTCAAATAAGCCCGTAAAGACTAAACCACTCCGAGTATAATGGTAGACAGTAGACAAAAGGGCGCTAGAACCGAAACCAAAGTCAAAGAATTCTTACGAGAATATACTGTACTAAAATGGGAGCGTGTTCCAGGTTCTGGTGCCTTAAATGAAAAACATGGCTTAAAAGGTGATTTATATATTCCGGGCGAAAAGAATATATATTGTATAGAGGTAAAAGGCTACGCGGACGACCATCTTACAAGCCATATATTAACTAGTAAAAGTCCTACTCTTTTAGACTGGTGGCAACAAACCCTGCGAGAAAGTAAACAAGTTAGTAAACAGCCACTACTATTTTTTAAGTTTGATCGTAGTAAAATATTTGTAGCCTTTGAAGATATACCTAACGATTCATATCCTTATGTGTATATAAATAGAGATGACTATAAATTTTTTGTTGCACTAGCTGAAGATTGGATAACAAATGAAGATATTGAGTTTATAAAGGTCTAATATTGCCTATGATTAATAAATTAGTTGGAATTATTATTGCTACTGCTTCTATTTCAGTTGCAGCTCAAACACTTACAGGCGCTGGCGCTACATTTCCTTATCCTGTATACGCTAAATGGGCAGAAGCATACCAAAAAGAAACTAAAGTTGGATTAAATTATCAAAGCATAGGAAGTTCTGGCGGTATTCGTCAGATTAATAATCGAACAGTAACTTTTGGAGCTACTGATGCTCCAGTTAAGGGTGAAGATTTAGATAAACTAGGGCAAGTTCAATTTCCTGCAATTATAGGTGGAACAGTTCCTATTATTAATCTTGACGGAGTTCAAGCTGGTGAGCTTCGAATTACTGGACCCGTACTAGCAGAAGTTTTTATGGGTTCAATACTAAAATGGAATGACCCTAAACTACAGCAACTTAATCCAAACAAAAAACTTCCTGACTTAGCTATTACTGTAGTACACAGAGCAGATGGGTCTGGAACTACATTTAATTTTACTGATTACCTAAGCGCAGTAAGTCAGGACTGGCTAAACAAGGTGGGTCGAGGTGCCGCAGTAAAGTGGCCTGCTAATAGTAGTGTGGGCGGTAAAGGCAATGAAGGCGTGGCTGCTAATGTGCGTAGAGTACGGGGTTCTATTGGATATGTAGAGTATGCCTATGTTAAGAAAAATAACATGACATACATGAAGCTACAAAATAAGGATGGCGAATTTGTTGATCCAGATGATGCTACCTTTGCAAGTGCTGCGGCTGGTGCAGATTGGTTTAGTGTACCAGGCATGGGTTTAAGTATTGTTAATCAGCCTGGCAAAAATACTTGGCCAATTAGTACCGCTAGTTTTATCATCATGTACAAAGATCCACAGGACAAAAAATCTAGCCAAGAAGCTATTAAGTTCTTTGACTGGGCATTTAAACACGGTGCTAAAATGAGTGAAGAACTTGACTATGTACACCTACCAGAGTCACTACAAGCCCAAATTAAAGCCCGTGTTTGGAGTCAGATTAAGCACTAAATATGAGTAAATCATTTCAACAAGTAAGCGAACTAGAAAATACCTTAATGGTAGTAGATGCCCTAAACCTAGCATTTCGCTGGAAACATAATGGCGCAACAGACTTTTATGAAGATTACTTGCGTACGGTAGATAGTCTTAAAAAGAGTTATAAAGCTCGCTGGGTTATTATAGCTGCAGATCAAGGTTCAAGTAGTTATCGTAAACAAATTTATCCTGAGTATAAACAGAACAGAAAAGATAAATTTGCTGAGCAAACTGAAGCTGAGCGTGCAGCTTTTGAGCGATTCTTTGAAGACTATCAGCACACACTAGACTGGATTCGCACACAAACTCAGTACCCAATTATTCAGTTTCCACAAACTGAGGCTGATGATATAGCTGCCTACATCACTCAGCAGAATAAAAATTATCCCGTTACTCATACTTGGTTAATAAGTAGTGATAAAGATTGGGATTTGTTAGTGGGTGAAAATACTAGCCGTTTTAGCTATGTGACTCGCAAAGAAGTCACAGCCAATAACTGGCATACTCATTATGACTTTACACAAGATCAATACATTAGTATTAAATGCCTAATGGGTGACGCTGGAGATAATGTGCGTGGAGTAGAAGGCATTGGTCCTAAACGTGCTCATCAGCTAGTAGAGGAGTGGGGCACTGCTCTAGATATAGTTGCAAATCTACCTATTCCCAGCAAACTAAAGTATGTTAAAACGCTAAATGATAGTGCGGATACTATCATGCTAAACTATCAGCTTATGGACTTAGTTACATACTGTGCAGATGCACTAGGTTCTAATACACAACAAATAGACACTATTCTACAAGAGTATATTAAATGATAAATGGCGCAACAACACTAACAGGAACAACCAATATACAAGGACTTTATACTAGTACACTTAATATTCAGTGTTTGCTACTAAAAGAAAACGCAGAACTACCTAAGCGTCAGCACCCCACAGATGCAGGAGCTGACTTATGTAGTGTTGATAGCCTAGATCTGTACCCTGAGGAAACCAAAGCTGTTGGTACAGGTATAGCAGTCAAAATTCCAGTAGGCTTTGTTGGGTTAATCTTTAACAGAAGCAGTCAAGGAAAAAGGGGAATCATACTGCCTAATAGCGTAGGCGTTATAGACAGTGATTACCGTGGCGAACTAAAAGTTCTATTAAAAAATATTTCGGGCGACCTATATAAAATTTCACAGGGCGATAGAATTGCCCAACTAGTGTTAGTACCAATTCAATTAGCTACATTTACAGACTGCTGGAATGATACCCAACGAGGTACAGGCGGATTTGGCAGTACAGGAAAATAAAGGAGTAACATGACAAGCACACGAGCACAAGTTATAACTCGCAGGACCTATAACAGACCCATCAGCGATGATGGCAAACAATTTGAAACTTGGCAGGATACAGTTAGCCGAGTAATCTCACATCAGGCATGGCTGTGGGAGCGTGCTGCTGGCAGACAGCTTCTACCCAATGAGTATGCAGAACTAAATCGCCTAGAACAACTTATGATTGAGCGTAAGGTTTCTATGAGTGGTCGTACACTCTGGCTAGGCGGCACACAAATAGCTAAAAATCGCGAAGCCTCGCAGTTTAATTGTAGTTTTACAGAAGTAGAAACCGTGTACGATGTAGTAGATGTTCTATGGCTACTCTTACAAGGCTGCGGCGTAGGATTTAAGCCTATTGTAGGCACACTAAATGGGTTTTCAAAACCTATTCAAAATATTGAAGTAGTCCGATCACAACGTACTGAAAAGGGTGGCTGTGAGCACAACGTAGAAACTTGGGACGCACAAACAAAAACTTGGCGTATTCAGGTAGGTGACAGTGCAGAAGCATGGGCTAAAAGTATTGGTAAACTAATGGCAGGAAAATATCCTGCTGATACTCTTGTTCTAGACTTTAGTCAACTACGTCCTGCTGGTGAAAGGTTAAAAGGTTATGGATGGATTAGTTCAGGTGACTCGGCTATCAGTACTGCTTATGTTGCTATCGCCCGTATCCTTAATGGACGGGCAGATTCATTACTCACCAGAATGGATATCATGGATATTGTTAATTGGCTTGGTACCATTCTGTCTAGTCGCCGAAGTGCTGAGATTGCGCTTTTTGACTACGGCCAACCAGAATGGCAAGAATTTGCAGTAGCTAAAAAAGACTGGTGGTTGCATAACAACGCACACCGTCAGCAATCAAATAATAGCCTAGTGTTTAATGAAAAGCCTACCTACGAGCAGCTAAGCGAAATCTTTGCAATTATGCAAGAAGCTGGTGGAAGTGAACCCGGTTTTATTAATGCACAAGAGGCACGTCGTCGTGCACCTTGGTATAAGGGAGCAAATCCTTGTGTTGAAATCCTGTTGGGAAACAAATCATTCTGTAATCTTACAGAAACAGATATTGGAAAGTTTAAGGGCAATACCGCAGGACTTCACGAAGCTATACGGCTTGCCGCCCGAGCTAACTATCGTCAAACCTGTGTTAACCTCAAAGACGGTATCCTCCAAGAAGCATGGCATCTCAACAATTACTTCTTGCGACTATGTGGTGTAGGCCTAACAGGTATTGCTAAGCGTCCAGATATGACTGGATACGACTACGAATACCTAAAGCGTACAGCTACCAGTGCTGCAATTGGTATGGCTGATGAGCTAGGCCTACCACGTCCTAAGAATATTACTTGTGTTAAGCCGTCAGGCACACTAAGTAAGATTATGGATACTACTGAAGGCGTACACAAGCCACTAGGCAAGTACATTTTCAACAATGTACAGTTCAGCAAGTACGATCCAGTCGTAGAAAAACTGCGCGAAGCAAACTATAAAGTATTTAATCATCCTACAGATGATACCGGTGTCCTAGTAACCTTTCCAGTAGAGTGGTCGGATGTTCCGTTCCACAAACAAGACGGCAAAGAAGTTAACCTAGAAACTGCTATTGATCAACTAGAGCGTTACAAGTTAATTCAGACTAGTTGGACTCAGCAAAATACATCAGTAACTATTAGCTACGAGCCACATGAAGTTCCAGAAATTGTGGATTGGCTAATGAATAATTGGGATTGCTATGTTGGCGTTTCATTTATTTATAGGTCAGATCCTACAAAAACAGCCAAAGACCTTGGCTACCTGTACCTACCACAAGAAGTTGTGGATGAGTATACTTTCCGTAATTACGTTCAAGACCTAAAGCCAGTCAATATTGATAGTGCCAATAGTTTTGACGCAATCCTAGATGATGAATGTTTAACCGGCGCATGCCCCGTAAAATAACTATGAATGAACCTACTCTAACTTTTAAAGATCTTACTATTCAAGAAGCTAACGCAATCCTTGCAGGCCTACAAGAATTACCTGCTAAAGTTTGCAATCCTTTAACTCAAAAGTTGCAACAACAAGCACAACAGCAACTACAACCACCAGAACAAGCAGGTATGGAAGTAGTAAAAGAAAGTTAAATAAAAAGCCCGGTATACTAAGTATACCGGGCTTTTTTAATTTGGCGTATCCATATCACTATCTTCATCATCTACACTACTATCTTCATTGTTATAGTCGTGTAATGTACTTACTATTTCTACTAGTATATCTCGATAAGGCTGCTCTACATCTGGTAAATCTGTTAGATAAATATCTATGTGACCATTGCGTAATAATTCAGCATGGTACATGAATTGTCCAAAAGCCTCTACTTCTTCTGGGATATTTTGATTAGCATAGTCCTCAATAGCTTGAGCTACCATATCTAACATATCTTGTTCAATATAACCCTTTTGTGTAAGTAGTATTAAATCTAATGCTTTTTTAGTACGTTCACGTACTATTTGATCGCGTTTAGCTCTAGCCCAAGTCTGAGCACCATCGCCGCCCCATAAATCCCAAGCTACTCTACCCTTACTAGGAAATCCTTCTTGGCCGCTATAAAAACCTTGAGCTTTTTTATCCACTTCGTGACGGGAGAAGAAACTATGCATACGCATTACTGTACTTGCACTTAATGGTTCTCGATCTTTTAATTGATTTGCCCTGGCTAAACCTACAAGGGTGCCGCCTGGTTTTCCTTCGTCTTTCCACTTTAGGGCACGTTTAGCTGCGCTAGCCATACCTGTAGTGGGTTTATATGTTTTTGCCATGTTAATCCTTATAGGCTATAATTATTTGTTTGCACATACGACTACGCACAATATCTTGTTCTAGGAATCTAACAACTTCTACGCCTTCTATCTGCTCTAGTCGTTTTATAGCATCTTCTAATCCAGAGTTTGAAATGTCTCGTTGATCAGGATCTCCGCTTAAAATTACTTTGCAATTTTTACCTACTCTAGATAGTAACATTTTAAGCTCTGTTTTAGTAAGATTTTGTGCTTCATCTACTAAAACTATAGCATTATCAAATGTTGCTCCTCGCATAAAACCAATTGGTCGAGGCTCTATGTCTTTGTTTTTAAGAGCATATTCATAGAATCCCTTACCTAGGCTACGTTGAAATACATTATCAAATGGTTCTAGGTAGGGTGCGTACTTTTCATCAAGTTCGCCGGGTAAAAATCCAAGTCCTCGCCCTGTTTCTATATTCGGTCGAGTTAGTATAATTTTATTAACGCGTCTGTGAAAAAGCTCCCCTGCGGCATAACTGGCGGCTATATAGGTCTTACCTGTACCTGCGCTACCTACGCCAAACACAACATCATTTTGTTTAATTGCATCTAAATATTGCTCTTGAATATAATTAAGCGGCTTTACATCTTTAAAGCCGTATTCAATCGGATTTTGTGGAGCATTAGACTGTTGTCTACGAGCTTTCTTACCTGATCTTGTTGCCATGTATAAAACCTTGTTAGTAAGTTAAAATTAAACACCTAAATTACTTTTTTGTGTCTGGTTTCACCTCACTGGGTTTTTGTGCACTTTCTAATTTCTTATGCACTTTTATAGTCTTGCAAACTTCCTTTTCTACACCTTTGCTGTCTTTTTGTTTTTCACACACTCGCTTAGTTTCAGGTTCAGCATACACAAAACCAACTTGTGCAAGGGTTAACATTGCTGCAAATAGTAGTTTTATCATTTAAATCTCCGGCTGTGGTGCTTGCGGTGGTTTAGCTCTACCACCAAATCCAGTTTCTATACCACCAGGTTGAAATCCTAGTATAGGCTCTTGTCGTTGAACTGGCTGTTCTCGTGGTTTAATTGCCTCTATAGTAGCCTTAAAACCATCTTGTTGTTGTTTTTGAGCCTGAAGCATTGCTTGTTGATCTTCTGGTTTTGTACCAGCAAGCATAATGCCACTTAGTGTACCAGTTAAAAATGTAGCTATAGGTACGATAAGCTCAAAAAACTTTTGATCTATAGGACTCATAGCATTTAGCGGTTGCGTTACAAATATTATGCTGTAAAGCACAACAAATACAATACCAGTTAGGGTAAGTGCTAGGCAGACTCCAATAAAAAATTTAAGTCTAGCCATTAGCTGTTCTTCAGTATAAATACGTATCTCCTTATTTTGCACCTTTTGCTCCCCCTTTATCTGGTTGACATTGCTGACAAGTTTGACCAATGGGTTCAGTTCTGGTTTCTGGTGGGCCTAGCCTAGGATCTCGCTGTCCTTTAAATATATGCTCTGGACAAGTGCGAGTAACATCGCATAGTGGTTTTTGACACTGTTTGGTTTCCCAGTTTTGAGGGTCTTGGCAAGGGTATCTAAATCTATCGCTACCAAATGCTGCTAGTGCAACTGGTAAGCCTATTAGTACTAGTAAAAATAAAAATAGTTTTTTATCACTAATCACGACTACCCCTTTACTAAATAAACAATACTAGCTAGTATCATTCCTAGTACAACTATTGTTTTCCAGCTAATATCATCTATTTTAAGTTTAAACCAAGGGCTACTAACTTCGACTTTTTCAACAATGCCATCGTCACCCTTAATAGGTTTAGGTTCCATTAGTGACCTCCTAGTACGTGTAGTGCGTGTTGGTAGTGTTTTTTGCGATCTTCTATGCCTATTGTACCACCATTAATTCGTTTTGTCAAGGTTAAAATATCACCTTGGTCTGCCCAACGATTTAGGCTGTTGGTTTCCCAAAACCAGCAAGCACTTTGAGCTGCTCCCTCAAAAGTCTCTAGATAGTCTGCTGCTTCTTCTGGTTTAATTTCTATGCTGTGAGCAAACCAAGTATAGTTATCTCGACCAGTTAGTTGAATAAGTCCGCGACCCCTATACCGCCAACCGTCACCCGAAGCCTCATCGCCATTACCCATACGACTAGCATATACACGGTTAGCTATAGCTTCTTGTTTATTGGGCTTGTTAGCATATTGCTGGGCAAGTTCGTCTGTAGGAAAATATTTAGGAAATACCTTGCGTAAGCTCTGCCAGCGATAGTTAAGGTTTTCTTGTAGCACAGTAAATTCAGCCGACTCATGAGCACACTGTGCAATCCATGCTGCTTGACGTAGAGGTGTATTTATTTCATAGTCTGGAAATAGTTTGTTAATAACATCTAGCCAATAACTAGTGTACTTATTCCTGGGTATTAATTCACGTAATTGTTCTAGTGTTATAGGTGTCATTTTATACCTTCAAATAATTTGCGTTGAGTACGATACCACTCCTGCCACATACTAGACTTTAAGCTACAATCATGATATAGATGATAATTTTCTGTAACGGTTTTAGCCACATCGCTAAGTTTAGCATTTTGTTCTAGTGCTTTTAGTGTTGGGCATGGCTCTAGTAGTATATTAGGTGCTTCTGGAAATTTTGGTGTAAGTGGCACTGTGGTAGTACATCCTACAAGTACTAAACTTACTAGTAATATTAAATATTTCATTGTATTTTTTCCACAGCACGATTATGGGCATCTACAAATGGTTGGGGAATTTCACATTTTGTATCATACTTAACTACTTCTCTGTCAACATACTGCACTATATCTCGACCTCGTTCACGTACTACCTTCTGTTGCACTACCACTTTTTCCACAATCTTAATATTTTCTTTTGCAGCCTCAGCCTCAGCCTGTGCTAGTTTAACTTCTAGTTCCTTTATCTTAGCCTGCCAAGTTTGTTCATTAGCTATAGAACCTAACATATAAATACCAATTACAACTAGTAGTATAGATGCTAGTTGTATGGGAAGTTTATAGTAGTGTACGATGGGTACAGGAATAAACTTAAGTAAGTAGGTTACTAATAATCCTATTAGTCCTGCAGCTAATATTAGGTAAAATAGCCACCAAGGTAGCCATTGAAGAATCCACATTGTATCTCCTAGTTAGCTAATGGATTATCTAATGCTTTTTTAATTTTATCGTCTACTTCACGACGAATAGCTCTTATCTCACCATTAGTATCGCGTTCTATTCTGTTTACACGTTCATTTACAGCTTGTACTGTACTGTCTACTTGACGCTGCATTTCCCGTACACTAGTATCAGTACTTTTTCTAATTTCTTTAATCTCCATATCAATTTGTCGGCGAATCTCTGCAACCTCTTTTTCTACTTCTCGTTGAGCAACTTTACTACCACGTTCTACACCCTCTAGTACACCTTCAGTTCTACGTATATCGCCCTTTAGATTCTGATTAATATCTCGTGTATACCCAACCACCTTTTCACTGTTTTCTTCTAATCGAACAATACGTGCTTCATATTCACTAAAATCTGGTGCAACATACTCAGCAATTTTCTTTTTCATGCCCATGTAGTCTTTGTAGGTTTCAAACACGCCATAAAGTCCACCCACTACACTACTTAAAATACCAGCAGCAATCATTAGTTTAGCAGGAGTAAAACTATAACCACCAATACTAATTACAGTATCCTTACTCATATACTGTTTCTGGGCTTGCTCTAGTTTTTCTACTTGTTTATTTAAGTCTGTATTGCTCATCTACCAATCTCCCATGTGTTAGATTAGAACTACCAGTTAAACCACGAAGTAGTCGTTGATTATCAACAGGCTGAACTGTTTTATAAATATCCTTGACCACATAAAAAGCGGCATCTAAGATAATAGTTTGCTGATACTGCTCCAAGCTAGGGGCCTGGCTAGTTATACCCGTAATAGTTACTAGTTGCCCCGTGTCTTGTTTGTTTTCCGCCTGCCTAGTAGCCTGAGTACTAACTCTAATAGCTTGGGTAGTTTTAGGCTTTTCTTCGCTAGCAGTATTACTAGATATGCCGCGGTTTAAGGTTGGTGGTTGATACTCGCGAATAATTGGTGGATTTTCTAGTACTTGATTTACTACTGGGTCTTGTACTAGTTTTGGTAGAGCATCCTTAACTGGATCTATATAAGTTTCTAGTATTTGTGCAGGTAGATCTTTGGGTATTACCAGTTGCTGAGGTTTTTCTGGAATTGAGATAGCTGTATAGGTTAACTTATAGTATGGATTTGTTATACTAGGGCCTTGCCATTGTTTTTCCGACCACAGCTGTTGGCCTGTAAATTGCAAACCAAATGTTGTAGGTTTTGTAAGGTTTATTTCACCAAGCGGAGCCTTAGTTGCTACGCTACCAGTACCTATTAGTGAGTATGTTCTAGTGTAGACGCTACCAAAAGTACTAGTAGCTGTTAAATAATTTTTGCATGCGGTACAGCCTAGTGAGTAGTCCCAGCCATACTCTATGCCAGTAACTCGTAAGGGTATACTTAGTGAATCCAATACAGGCTGTGTAAGAATACCTGAGTATAGCACACTACCACCCGCCTTACCAAACACTACACCATCGCCAGGAGAAAACTTTATGTTGCCCTGTAGGTTTATACTAGAGTATGGCAGAAGGTCTGGGCTAGTTTCTTGGCTATAGGAGTAAGACCAATAGCAGAATAGTACCAATGCCAAAACTAAATTTTTTCCAGAATGATTCATTTGTTGTAGCCTCTAGCGGTTTAGGTACACGATCCAAATTTTCTTGCCACAGCTGGCGGGCTTGGTCACCGATTTTGCCCTGTATAGGGCACGGTGTGCCTGCATCCTGCATAGCCTCAAATACTCGTGGATCTTGACACAGGGTACTTACCGCAGCTACTTTCATGCCCATATCGTACAAGTTTTTAGCTAGCTTTAATCGTTCGCAGTTTAGATCACGCACTGTGCTACCACCACTAATACCTAAGATCTGAGTTTGTACTGCTCCTGACACACCTACAACACATAAATCATTGCTTATAATAGTTATAGGTGGGCTAGTAGCACTAGGTGGAGGCGATTTAACAGTAGTCTCATTAATACTAGTACTAGTCGAATTAGATTGACTATTACTTGTTGATTCTGAGATAATCCTGTCTGTTGTTTGTGCAGTGGAAAGGGTTGAAATCAAAAATAATAGCCAAACTAATTTTTGCATAATAACCTCTAAGTATTAGGGATTAGTAGGTGGAGGCGGTGCTGGTACTGGTTCTGTAGGCGTTGTTATTTCAGACTGTGGTGCAGGCATTGGTTCGGGTACTGGTGCCCAAGGCATTTGTGTATCCGTTAGGCTCTGTTTTTCTAGCTCACGTTCAACTACTAATGCAATATGATCTTTAATACTAGGCAGTCTGAGTTCTTGTGCCTCAATCCACTCTATAACCATTTGCTCTGTAATCTGTTCTAGTGGTACAAAAGTTTGTTGTTCAGGATCAGCTAGTGTAGTAGTGTTTGGTAGTGCAAACTCTACTGTGCCGTCTTTGCCAGTAATAGTCCACTCAACTCGTTTAATTACATTAGTTAGTCCATCTAGAGTATGAGTGTAAATTTTATTAGGTTTAATTGTATAGGTAATTGCCATGTTTAATCCTTATTGTGGCGCTTGTGGCCAAATTATATTAGTTGGAAATTCTTGTTGATCAGTTAAATCACGGAGTTGTTGTCTATAAGTAGCCCACTGTTCTTTTTGTTCCGTGGTTAAACTAACATCTGGTAACTGCGTCCAATCACTTTGTGTTAGTAAACGATTTCTTTCATATTTTGCATTATTAATTCTGTTTTGTTTTTCTATACTAGCTCTAATAGTAGTTTGTGCTATTTCTTCGGGAGTTAAATTAACTATATCATAACCTAAAAGCATATATTCTTCGGTTATCTCAGCTACTTGTCTAGTTAATTTTTCTGGAGTATATTTTGGTACGAGTTTTTGAGTAGCCAAATTATACGCTGGTTCTGGGGCATACTCAAGTGGGTATATACCAAATGCTTTTAAAACACTAGTAGCTATAGGAGATTTAAAACTAGTATTAGGAAATAGCTTTCTAATTTCTATTTGGTTTTGTAAAATTTTACCAGTTGATTCTTGTATATACATGTTTTATATCTCTAAAATTTAAGTGTATAAGTAAGTTGCCCAAGTGCCCGCACCAAAACCATTTGCTCCAGTACCCCCATTAATTGGGCTAGGTGGATTAATACTATTATCATATGTAAATGATACTCCATATAAACTTCCCCCTTGGCCGTCTGCATTTGGAATAGTACCATACATAGCGGGCTCTTGTAGATGAAATCTAAAATTTACTTGAGCTCCTTCTCCTGTAATACATTCTAAGTCTATATAATACCAAGGCGTAGAAGTATGGCCTGCATAAGGAGTTTCAAAATCATTTACTATATGATTGTAAAAAGCAGTAGCAAGTGTTGAGCCATTAGGAACACCGCCGGGGAATGTGCCATCATACCAATAAATAGTTAACTGAAAACTACTACTATCTATACTTATACCATAGATATTATTACCAGATTGTTGAAGTGTAGTACTGCCACCTCCACCACCTCCACCACCTCCACCACCTCCACCACTTGGAGTATATTTAAACTGATATAAATAATATTTTGTAGAATCAGGAGCTGAGGAAAATATGCCTCCGTCTACTATTGTTGTTAATATAGTGCCGTCTGGACTAAGGCAACTATTATTAGGATAAATACTAGAATCTCCTACAAATTCATTAAGTTGATATATAGTGGCAGCTTCGGCGTTAGTTCTAGAAGTGGGCTGTGTATTACTTATTACTCCTCCATAATCCCATGAATTATTTCCAGAAGGTTTAGGGTAGTATACAAATGGTGTAGGATAGTTTAACGTATCCCATGTAATTAAATAATTTGCCGTAGCACCTACAACAAATTCAGGATATGCCCAATATGGACTAGTTGCATTATAACCAGGATATGCTCCTTGCCAAAAAGGAATTGGAGTACTACCATAGTATGTATTAACAATAGTAGTTAAATTATAGGCCGTGTTTAGCTTGTATAGGGTAGCCGGATGATTACTACTTCCACTGGTTAAAAATGTAGTTCCGTTTCCTAAAAATCTAAATCCATCTACTCCATTAGCAACGGGAACATACCCAGTATTTAGTCTGTACAAACTTTGACTAAAACCAGAATCTATTATTAAATTTGATACTTGAAAACCAATTTGTCCCGATGGTATATAATACCTATTAATAGTATTAGAATCAATATTACTAAAATATGCATAAAATCCTGTATTATCCCACTCTATAGATGAAGTTCTATTTCCCACTGTCCAATTAGGTAATTGATTTACTGAATAGTATTGAGGCTGGTTAGTACTTAGATCATATGGAGTAGATAGAACAAATCTTTGAACCCAACCATCTCCTCCTGTAATATAAAACGCATCTCCAGCACTAGGCCCCGGTTTCCATGAAATATTTATATTAGAAGTAGTAATACTAACGCCGGTAGGTTTAGATAGTACAATAGGATTTGTAGTTAGTGGAGCCCACTCAGCCCAAAATCCTGTTAGAGATGTAGGTATAGGTTTTTTAAGTAGTAATGGATTTAACATTTATGATTCTCAAGTTGTTGTAGCTTTACCAACATGTAGGCCTGCTAGTCTAGACCCCCCGACACCAGGTACATAAACAGTCCAGAAAACAAAAATATCTGGATAATCGGCATCATTAGTTAGAGTAGGCGCACTACTAGACCCTACCCATAACATAGGACTAGGATAAGTAATTGCTGTTGTGTTATACACATAAACTACTGCAAATTCAGTTTCGTACGCACCACCAGATAAACCATTTGTAAGAGTTATACTACCACCACTACCATTTATTCTAAGATGTGCTCCGCTGTTTCCATTGATTTGATGTGTGGAAGCACCGGAATAAGCATTCATTTGATTATATATGTTACCGTAAAAACTAACTGCATTTAGGTAAGGTGGTATAACTGGATAGTTACTGTAGTTGCCTTCATGAACTACAATATTGCCACCTACTTTAAGTACAGCACCTCCACTTTCTCCTGGATTATATACGTTTAAAGCACCATCACTATCTAAGGCAATATGTCTAGTAGCAATGTTTTCATAATGCCAAGTTAGTGTAGGCTTGGCTCCACTGGCCCTAATTTCAGCAGGAAATGAGTGTCCTGACATTCCACTAGTATTTCCACCATAGCTTGATGCATTAACTCTTACACCTAAAGTAACGTTAGTAGCAGTACCACCGCTTAGTGGAAGTGTATAGCTTGAATAGTTGCCGGCGTGAAGTACAGTATTACCACCAATAGTAATATTAAAGCCACTAGATACGCTTAAGTTATCGTCTATAGTAACTGCACCATTAAAATAACTAATACCATTATTATAAAAGTCAAAGTTAGTATTATTAGCAGTGCCAATACCTAGCTGATTAACATGTGTAGTTCCCGCGACACGTAATTTATTGCCATTATCCGTACCAGTACCAACCAGTACATTACCACTATACTGTGCAAATTTAACTAGGCCGGTATCTAGGACTTCTATGCTGGGAATTCCACTTACGTCATTTACACTATAAATAGTTCCGGTTAAACTATTAGTTACACTAAATAGCTGGCCAGCACTACCCTCTAGGCTAATAGTACCATTAGTAGTAGGATATACGCGTAGGGTAATTGTTTGTGGGCCTAGTGTGCTGCTTGCTCCAACAAACTCAATTTTAGGGTCGGCACTTTGCCCTATATTAGGAGTAATTAAAATATTTTTATCAGACAAGGCCATAGTTAATTCCTATTTGATGTTATATGCCGTAACGGCCTCTTAATGCGTAATAATTTTGAGCAGACTCATCCGCTGTTAGTTGACGATTATACACTAATATTCTTGATAGTGTGCCGTTCATATTCCATGAGGTGCCATACCCAAACCAATCAAAAACTGTCCAGTTACTAAAATCTACACCTTTTGCTTCCCACATGTGATACACATTATTTCTATAATTTACTGGAGTAGCTGGATTTACTACAGTATTAAGATCTACGTAATTAACGGGACTACCACAGCCTTCATGATAATAATTATTTCCATAACTTGCAGATAAATATACAGATCCACTGTTATTTCCTCTAACCCATAGCTCTTGTGTATCTGAAGTTTTATACCATAAAACTACTGTGCAATTATTACTATTTCCTGTTAAAGAACTGCTTCTATTAAAACTATGAGATTCTGTAATATTAAAACTAGTTTTATCAGTAGTTAGAGTAGGCTGACCATAAATTGTGTGATCGTTTCCTATACCACTAAGATCATATAATTTATTACCAGCATTAGTTAGTAGTTCAGATATTTTAGGTTCTGTACCGTCAACTATATCAACTCTTGGTTGATACCATTGTTGATTAGTAGTAGTATCACTAGAGTAATATAGGAAACTGCGATGGTAAGAGTACGTATTTGTTGACTTCCATAGATAATCTGTACAATTTAGTACTTTAGTTCCATTAGTATGATATACACCTGAATCTGGGTGTGTAGCACCTGTACCAGAATTAGCTGGCCAAATATGTCCAACTACTAAATACCATTGATTAGCTGTAGCCCAACCCCAACCTTCTGCTGAAAAATATGGGTTTTGATTTGAGGCACCATTACTTCTATTTCTTACTTGTTGAGCATCTCCATCCCAAGCATGCGGCCCCATGTAAAAGTTACCATTACCTATAGTTTTTCTACGTACCCAAGTTGTATATCTATACATTTTATTAGGGTCAATAGTAAATGCAGAACCCCACCAACCACCATCTTCATCGCTTGCAGCATCTTGATTACTTACATCCCACACTACATCGGTAATACCAAACGGATTAGTATCATTTATTCTTGAATTTCCATCACCATTTGTAGCATATCCAGTAGCTGCACCACTTGTACCAGCAATCCAAGAGTCCCAAGTAATAATAGAACGCCTACCTTTACTAGATTTAGGATTTCCAATATCTAAATCTAATATTTTTCCTGCAGTAACAATATTTGGGCCTAAATATGTGCTCATAATCCGTATAGCCCCCTTTGTGCAGCAAAATTTTGTGCTACTTCATTAGCAGATAGTGCTCTATTATAAATTTTTACATTACTAATAGATTTTGAAGTATATTCCCCATTCCAGCCATTACCTATATTTAATACTTGTTGTAAAAAATTATTATTAAAACCTGTCTTTGACCCTTTTAAAGTACCATTAAGATACGCATATGCTACTGAAGCATTTCTTACTAGAGTTACATGATTCCACGTACCTGTTGTTAAAGTCCATCCAGTAGTTGGATAATTATTAAATTCAGAACTATAAAAATATATTGCACCATCTCCAGTATTAGCCTTTAAACCAAAAGTATACTGATCTGGTAATGCTACCATATGCGTATATCCGTTAAAATTTGTAGGATTAATCCAGCAATCAATAGTAAAATCGCCTGTTCCAAATGCAAAACTGGAAGAGGCAGGGCATTGTAGTCGTGCATCTACATCAACACTCCAACTAAAAGTACCATTACTATTATAAGTCAAATTTTGTGCAGTAATTGTACTTTGTCCAGTTAAATCTAATACGGCTTGTGTGTTTGATCTAGTAGTGTCTGTATATGGTGTAGGAAATGTACCAAATTCTACTTGAGCACCACCAACTAGTATAAAACCTGTAAAAGAACCATCAGTGACACCAACTCTGTATGGATAAGCAATAATAAAATTTACATTTCCTGAACCAGTTCCTTGCAGTCCTTGACGTTGCCACGTGCCTTTACGCAATGTATCATATCCAGTCACATATCCTCCAGCTAGTGCAGATACGCTGGCCCCTTCAATTGACGAATTCATTCCATCAATATTACAATTACTGCTTAAAAATGTATATGCAGACATTGCATAACTTTGTCCCGCTGTCATAGGTGCAGTTTTTAATACATAAGCATAAGAATTGCCAGACCATGATGCTGATAAAGCACCAGACGTATATTTGCGAACTTTTCCCAAGTATATTCCTAAAGGTCCATCTACTCCTGGATGAGTATATGTGCTATCAACTACCCAGTTATTGCCATTCCAAAAATGCAGAGTTTGTGCTGGCCAAGTATAATATCCATCTAACGGATGCAAATTTGTAGTTGGTGCGCCTTGCCATGACTTCTTGGTATTCTGCATGTCATAGTAAAATACCAACCCATCTGTAACTACTCTAGGGGAATGAACTAATGCCATTATCTTCCGTACCTTTTTGCGTGTGCTGTTTGATATTGCTGATTAACTTCAGCAGCCGAGTGTGCAGTATTGTAAACCTGCATGGCACCAAAATCACCTAACCAGTATCCCCATCCCCAAAAAACTCCAATACTGCCCATATTGCCACCACCTAGATAACGCGGCGAAGACACATTCAATACATAATCTTGCACGCCATTTACGTACATAATCATGTTTGTGGAACTTGTTCTTATAAAAGCAAGATGTACCCAATTGCCTGTGTTGACTGATACTCCAGTACTGGTATAATAATTCCATTGACCATCATATTGAAGATAGTATAGTTTTCCGTCATTTAGTCCGTAGCCTACGTTAACAGGGCCCCCACTCCAATGCGAAAATAATCCTCTCTGGCCGGTGGCAGTTGTTCGTACAGAAAAATATACTGTGCAGGCAGTTGGCAGTGTAAAATCGCTATGAGCAATATAATCATTTGATCCGTCAAATGATAGATATTTGATATTGTTAATATTATTGAACGTAGGACCGTTAAAAAGCGTTCCTACTCTAGTGCCTTGTAAATCGTTTAGCGTAGTTCCTGAGTATGACAATGTTCTATTAAGATCTACTGCAAAATCTAAATTTGCAGATATAAGGCCTGCCCTAGAATTTTCTTTTGACAAATCAATCCATGTATTTGAGACTCCGTAGTTAATTGACATTTAATCAATCTCCACTTCCAGTTTGTCAACGTCTTTACGTTCACCATATACTGTATAAAAGCAGCTAACAGGTTTACCGGTTTCGTTCACAATATATACACAATTGTTTTCAACACGTTCAACGTATAATTGTTGTCCAGCACTAGCAGCAGTTAAGTTAACTGTAATACTATCAGCATGTACTAAACCAGTCCAGTAATCTGGTAGTTGGATAGAGCCTGTACCCTGCAACCTACCACGAACATATACACCATTTTCTGGACCTTCCAAGCTGCCGTAACGTAATTTTTTACCCGGTTTAGTTGGGTGATCAATAAGGAACGACTTGGTAGTTGCACTAAGTGTACCATTAATAGTTACATTACCATTAATTGTTCCACCACTTAGAGGTAATGCATAATTTGTGTAGTTTCCGTCGTGTATTATAGTTCGCCAACTTTGATTAGTTCCTCCAGTTTTTCTACGAAATTGAAATGTATCACTAAAAAAACTTAAGGCTAAAGTTGCTGAGTAGTAGGTAGCTGCATCTCCATGAGACATACGAATAGCATAGTGCCACTCAGTACTAGGATTAAGAGTATTATCTCCAACTAATTGCCAATATTGAAGTGCATTAGATTTGGAACCAGTATCACTACCTAACTGCCACGAATTACTAGCATTTGAAGCAGTAGCAGCATTACCAGTTATACTTATACCCCAAGTACCCGACGCTCCGCCGCCTGTTAGGGTTGGTGAATAGCTGTTGTAATTTTGATCTGTTAAAGTTCTATTCCAAGTTTGCCAGCTGTCATTTCCATTCCAACCACCACGAAAACATAAGTCATTACCAGCATGACTTATGTACATTTGAGCTCTGCCGGCTGTTCCAACACCTGGGTCAAATGTTAGTATAGTTCCATATGCATAACCATAACTAGGTGGTTTATTTGCACTATTTTGTATATAGGCATAATACATTGAATTATATTCTAATGTATTAAAATCCATAGCATCATTACCGCCAAGAGCGCGCAAGTGTGCATTAAAACTAGTGTAGTTTCCTGCGGCAAGTAACTTGCCAGTTTGACTTCTAGTAGTCCATGGATTTACATATAGTTCACCATCGTTTTCATACAGTAGTGTTGCACTGTATCCTCCTCGATGAAAGGATATACCTGGAGCAGTATTATCCTCAGTATAAACTTCAAGATTTGAGCCTGTATATGCTGTGGTCCGGCCATTACGTCTAAATTGTGTGCGTGAGTAAAAAGTACTGTCTGCATTATTACCATAGGCTACTACAACAGCACCCCAAGTAGATAGTCCACGGCTAGGAGTATTTGGTAATCCTCCACCCCAACCTGACGGATAGCCAATATCAACATTTGAAAATAGATGAATGCCTTGATTATCGGAACCACCAGTTAGTTGTCCTCGAACACCTTTAACTTGTATAGACTCATCAGCAGTAAAATAAGTTAAACCTGTTACGGTTCCGCCTGTTAGTGGTAGAGCATAGCTTGAATAATTAGCGCTATGTAAAATAGTTCCTGGTAGACCAAACAGGTTATCCCAGTGAGTATAATCATTGGTACTAAAATTTTGATCTTCTTCAGCAGTCCAGCCCAAGCCCATTAGGTGTATACGACCTTTTCGTTGGTGAAATCTAAGGTGAGTATATAGTTCAAGACTGCTTACTTTATCTACGCGAACACCATCATGAGTGTTGCCAGTAGACTGATTACTAGCATTTTGGAAGCAGTTAATACGAGCTAAAAACTTGTATTCACCCGTACTGCGCTTACCGTATACATCAAAATATCCGCCACTATCCCATGCTAGGTGATTTATATAACAGGTTTTTGCTCCATGCGGTACTAGGTAATCAATATACTCTGCACCACCAGAACTACCTGTACTACCACTAGTACTACTGTATACATATCCCACGTCGCCAATATGAAATCCAGCACCGCTCCACTCTGTGCTAGCACTGGCTAATGTAAATCCATTTTGAGCTGTGTACTCACTAGCAACATTTGTAGTAGCTAACCAAGGGCGAAAGAATCTGGTGCGCTCAGCCTCAAAATTTCTAGTTATTTCACTAACATTTAGTGCCTTGTTGTAAACTCGGGCAATGGCAATATAACCATTCCAAGTTTCGCCACCACCATCACCACCAATCCATAACTTATTTAAATTAGTAAACTGAGCTGCAGCATAAGATCCCTGACCCTCTAATTGACCATTAATATAGTGATAGGTACTTCCAGCACTAAATACCCAGACCAAATGATACCAACGACCAGTAGCTAAAACAGGTCCTGATCCGTAGTCTGGATAGGAAACCATTGTTCCGCCATTAGTACCTAAAAGAGGTCTTTCACTACCATTATCAAATATAGTATCGTAGTTACTAAACCCATCTGCCCATGCCCAAGCTTCATAGGTCATGGTAGTGCCTAGTACAATTCCATCAACTATTAGGTAACCGCCGGTTCCATTATTGTAGGTAGCACCAATACCTTCTTTAGTAGTAATACTAATATTTGAATTTGTTATGGTATAGTCTGTACCACTCAGGTTTTTAAGTGGTATGCTGCAATTTTTATTATTAAAGTCTAGGTATAGGATTAGGCTTTCGGTTGTTATACCTGCACCACTTGTGGTGGTTCTGCCTATTTGCAGATATTTAGGGTCGGTATAGGTAGTGTAATTTCCAGCGTGTAAGATTGGATTAGTTCTGTATTTAAAATCTGCATCTGCACTACTGTTAAATACAATACCGTTTAGAGCCTGAGTAGAACCAATACTAATTTCGTTACCGTTTTTACCAAGGATCCAGACACCACCAGTATCTCTAATAGTATTTACTTGCAGATCGCCGGTTAAAGTTCCGCCAGTTAGTGGTAATGCATAACTACTATAGTTACTACTATTAAGTACGGCATTGCCTTCCCAAGTTAACCCACTTGCACCACCATCTAGATCTACTGCAAGACGTACGGTACCACCACCAATAAATCTAACTTGATTGCTATCACCATCCCAACGAATACCCCAAGCATTAGCTACTGTTGCATGTGAAGGATAGTAGTCACGAGAAATGCCCCAGATATCAAAATTTCCATCGCCAGTATCTAGTCCCAGTATTCCGCCTGGAAACTGTGGACGAGTGTCTATACTATTCTGAAAAGTTGCTCGTCCATAAAAAGTAGTACTACCACCACCATACCCAATACCTATAGAACCAGCATGAGCATATTGTAACCATAGAGTATCACTGCTTGTTTTTGTTTGTAGAGTATTGTAATACCCATTATACCCTACTTCAAGATTACCAAATACTCCCCCTACAGTATTATTTGCAGCAACTATAGCACCAGTAATGGTACCGCCAGTTAGTGGTAAGGCATAACTATTATAATTATTGGAATGTAGTATGTCATAAGTACCTACATTATTTATCCACTTTAGGGCTCTACCACGAAAATAATAGTTTCCAGTATCAGTAGGCTCGCCCCAAAATACGTCTTTGGCAGTTTGATAGTTATAAACACCGGAAATACTAGCGTGTTGTGATTTATGTACAATACGCCAAAATCCAGATGTAGGATCTATAGTATAAGTCGGTGTGGTAATATTAGTCCAGTCACCACTACCGCCAGCATAAGCTGAAGAAAATACTGCAGTACCTGTTAGAGTTCCACCAGCCAGCGGCAAGTAATTAGCTAGAGCAGCTGAGCTTACATAGGTATTAGTATCTACCTCATAGGTATCGGCCCCAGTTTTCTTAATAAAACCACTACCTGCACCTGTCATTACACCAGCCAGTGCTGTCAGTGCAGGGCCTACATTAACCTGATAAGTAGTATCAGTTGCAGTATTAGCACTAAATCCTGTGCCTGTACCAATGGAAACACTAGTATTGGTTAGACCTGCTTGGGCTTGCAGGGTTAAGGTGCCGTTGCTAGGTGCGGCACCAGCACCTATAGATGCAATTGTATTATCAGATTTTTTGTAGTAGAGTGTACCAACTGCATAGTTAATAGCAAGTTCGCCATATTCAAGATCGCCCACCGCAGGTTGCTTTGGTACACCATCTTCTACAACTGATGATTTTTTAAGTATTAATCTAGCCATAGTGTTTCCTAACAAGGATTTGTACTAGTAGTTAAAAAACTACTGTTTTAATAACTTCCGCCTTCAATAACTGCTATACTTACGAATCCACTTGTAACTGTAAACTCTGCACTATTAAATTTTGCTAATCCAAGTGTAGCTGCACCACTAGTAGCGGCCGCAGTTGCAGTAGGAATTGCTGTTGTAGTTACTGCAGTTACTAAGCCCTTGGCATTAACAGTTACTGTGGGTACATTGTAGCCATCACCAAATCCACCAACATTTGAATTAACAGTGGCTAGGGTAATTGCAGCACTTACTGCAGCACTACCATCTACACCCACTAGAGTAGCTGTAGCATCACCAGTTAAGCTTAGGTCGCGAGCTGTTTGCCATTTAGTAGTTGTAGCACTGTTACCAATAACTTCTGTAACTACTAAGTTCTTATTTAAGTTCCAGCGATCATCAGCACTAGTATAGGTAAAGGTTGCACCAGCACCTGTTACACTTAATCCAGCTCCATTAGCTTGAGCAGCAGTTGTAGCATCTTTGGCTAGTTCAATGTTAATATCACTAATTGCAACTGCTGTGCTATTTACAGTGGTAGTTGTACCCTGAACAGTAAGGTTGCCAGTAATAGTTGCATTACCAGCTACACTAATATTAGCAGCTGTAATATCATCACTGCTTAGTGTACCATTTACTGTAACATTATTAAATGTTACATTATCTGTAGTACCAACAGCTTGACCAATACTAATAGTTACTGTATTATTAGTAACTGCTGTGGTGACTCCTGTACCGCCTGTAAATGTTAGGGTATCAGTTAGTAAGGCAACTGCATCAGTACCGGTGCCACCAGCAATATTTAGGTTAGTAGCAATATTTTGTGTACTAGCACTGGTAATTTGACCTTGTGCATTAACGGTAAGTACTGGTATTGCTGTAGTTGAACCATAGCTTCCAGCTGTTACACCAGTATCCGTAATACTAATTGTACTAGTATTACCCGGATCACTATTAGTTACAGTAATGCCAGTACCAGCAGTAATTGCTCCACCTACTGTATCATAAATATATTCAGCAAGGCTGGTGCTAGCATCAGTATAAATATTTTTAATTATAGTAATGCCACTACCGTCAGGGGTAATATTTATATTACCATTACTATCAGTACTAGTAATACTATTACCATCAATAGTAATATTATCTACTAAGAGCTCATTGATCTTTTTATTTGCATCAACAATAATGGCTGAACTAGCAGTTAGTGTGCCGCGTGTATGGTCTAGTAGATCGGTAAAGTATTTACCACCGATTACTACGTGATTAGCAGCGTTACCGTTAGTTTCGGTACCCATACCAATGTATAGACGATCACCACCATTTGAATCATTGTTAATTAGGCCAGAGTAGGCCATTTCGCCTGCAGCTAGAACACTTGGATTTCCAGCTACCTCTGAACGTTTAATTCTAATAATAGAAGCCATATTTATTCCCTTTAATATTGTCCGGAATCAACTGTTTGTTGATTCAGTAAGGTAGTTGAAATCCATGTTTGTGTTTGGGTATTGTATACCAATATACTTCCTGGATTTAAATTAGTAGTATTTACATCTGATAGTCCTGATAAACTACTAGGCCCTGGTGGTCCCATAATTCCAGTGTATATTACTTGAGGCTGATTAGTTTGTACTACAACCGTATTATTTTTATCAATAACTACAGCATTAGTCATCTTGTTACCTCCTTAACTAGTACTAAGTTACCTGTTAAGAAAGGTACTACTTTACCCTGTGCATCAAATAATTCTATAGAGTAAACTGCTGTTTCAAAACTAAAATTTTGAGTAACAATTGCAGGAATTGTAAGAGTTATAATTTTTAGTGTATTATCGAACGTAAACTGTCCTGCTACACTAGTAGCTTCATATATTACTGTAGAACTCTCAACAGTTTCACGAATCTGCATTCTAGCATTATAGCCAGTAAACTCAACAGGTTGATTATACTCTACCACACCACCACTAGTATACTGAGTGTAGTTTAAACTATTTACCTGATTTAGGGTAATTTCATTACCAGCAGTACCAGTAGCTATATAATAGGCATCTTCGTTAGTAGTATTAATCTCTTTCATTCCTGCAGCCCCTACCACACGAAATCTCCAGCCTAGGGGGAGGCCGGAAGCTGTAGTTGTAGTTATTACACAAGGAGCTGCTCGAGAAATCTGTGAAATGGGTGTATAAACTTTTGTTTGTGATTCCCATCTATAAGTTTCTTGAAAAGTTGCTCCCTGATATACTTTATAATTAATTTTAGCTGGTTGTTGCATCTACATATGCTCCTTGTTTTGCTAGTCGTTTAAATATACCGACTTCATTAGTTAGTGCAACTACCTCAACCTGTAAGCGTTGGTTTTCTAAGGTAAGCTTTTCTAACTCCTTGTTCAGGGCTATAATTTGCTCGTGTAGTCTACCAAGCTCTAGACTTAGTTTAGTATTCTGCTCACCCATTCGCTCCAGTTCTCGGTGCATAATTTGTATAATCCCCGACTCTGCTTGGGTTGCTTTCCAATTTTTTATTAGCTGCTGGATGCCAAAAAATGCGGCTACAACGGCTATAGCAATAAGGCCCAAGACTTGAATGACTTGTTCTGATATTTCTAACATTCTTTACCCTTTCTTTCCGTATAGTAGCCCAAAAGGTTTGGCTCCTTGAAAATTTTAGTTTTGAAACGGACATTTTCAACTATTGTAACACAAGAGCATAAAGTTGTCAATGTAAAAAAATACCCGACCAGTTTAAGGTCGGGTATTTTTATTAGATTTAATTACAGTAAACTTTCAAGCTCTATACTTACGGTTGCAAAAGCAGGATTATCTATACTTATACTATATGTTTTATAAAATCCATATATAGTTAAATTTTGATATTTGCTTTCATCACTCCCTTGCCAAATAGCAGGCTTAGCTCTTAGTGAGTTTAAAATAGTTTTTACTCTATTTACCTCAGTTATAGGAACTAATAATTGTAAAGTTACTTTATCAGTATAAGGTCGCGTAACAATACTTATATTTCCAAATTCATCTATTGTTTTAACACTATAATCTACTATAGATAAATTTACTCCTTTTTGAACATCTCCTATACTAGCTTCTGGATATCCAAAAAAAGTATTTGGAATTTTTACAATATCTTTACCAATAAGTCTTATGTGATATATTAGTTTTGAATATTTTGTATAACCTGTAGGTATATCTGTTAAATACGCCAATGATGAAGATAGTTTATTTGAATCTTCTATATTTAAAGATACTTTTTTGTAATATATAGGATTTTTTATTACTAAAATATTTCTTATTGGAGCTATTACCTTATGGTTAATATCTACAATAATATCTTTAAAATAAGCATCTGCTCCAGCAAATTTATTATCTAATACTTCTACAGTTGCATAGGTTGAATAAATACTTTCTAATCTATAAATAAACGGTGTACTTGTAAAAGATCCTGATCTGTATCCAAAACCACAAATTAACCAATTATTTAAAAATGAATCATATGTAATACCTAATGGATAGCCACTATCTAATCCATTATATTGAGTATTAAATAATGTACTAGAAATATTTTCTATATATAAATCACTAGCTCCAGGAAATATACGGTATAGTCCATTTATTCCTGAAACTAACCATTGTGGATTTTTAGTTGAATTATTAAATTTTACATCATATAAAGCATTATTTTCTGTTAAATTAGCTACAATAGTTATCCACCAAGTATCTAAATCATCCGTCCAAATCATAGTTGGACCAGACTCTCCTCCTTGACCAACACAAACTAATACGCCTGTGCTTAAAACACCCTCACCCCAACTAAGTTGGGTAGCATAATAAGGATTAGTTGTGCTTGGAAGAGTTCGTGAATTTTCCCAAGTATAAGTTATACCATCTATACTTGTTAAAATTTTTCCAGTATAGTCTATAGCTACAAATTTATTTATATTTCCTGAACAGTACTCTACACAATAAATTCCATTTATTCCACTGGGTAAATTAGCTGCCTGAAAACTAATACCATCGTCTAAACTATATAAAATTTTTCCGCTTACTGTGACTCCTTGGCCTTGAAAATTATTTGGTCCACAAATTACAAACATATTTTTTAAATATTTTGCGGAATATGCAAGAAAAGGAATATTAGGAATAATAGAAGGCTTCCATTCTGTTATACTTAAAGTATTATTTCTATTGTAATATACTAGTGGTGGATTAAGTGTTGGCGACGGTATACTATTTAAATTATAGCTTACAGGAGTAGCGATTATAGTTGTACCAGTATTAGGGTTTTGAGCAATTAAATTAAAATCATTATTTACTGGATAATTATTTCCGCGAACTTGTTCTCCGTATGGATCTTCTTGGCTGTACAATAATTTAATCTCTTGTATTTGAAAAGATAAATTACCATAATAATTTCTAGGATCTTTTGCTTTATAAAATATTACTCGATAGTAATAATAAGAATATATATTATTTAAATCATATATTTCAGTACTTTGTAGTCTAGTATCAGGTAAGTTAATTCCTCTATGATCTATTAAGGTCCATTCTTGTCCATTGTCACTACCATATAGTACATAAACTGTAGGGTCTCGCCCAGGCTCATCATTTCCTGTTACAAATTGTATTTTTTGTACACAACGACGAGTAAACAACTGTATTTGAGCCCACATATAATTAGGACCTTCTGGGGGCATTGCATCCCACCATTTAGAAGCTAAATCATTGTCAAATGCTTTTGTTGCACCTTCATCACTATATGGAGTAGTAGGACTATTAGTAGTTACATTACTAATATCTCCATAAGGTATTTGAACGTATGTTTGATTTGGTAAATATTGAATATCACTAGCAGGTTTAAATGGGTCAAAATAAGTCCAAAAATTTCTTAAATTTCTATAGGCATCTACGCTATCATAATAAAGCTTTATTTCATTAACATCTATTTGACTATTATTTGATAATTTTGTACCAATAAATAGTAGCTTATAATATAAATAAGCATTATCATCTAATATAAATTCGTATAGATCGCTTTTTGTTAATCTACTATCTGTAAGTTGTAGGTTTGTAGTTTCATAAACCGCTGTCCAACTATTGTTAGCGCCGGTATTGCTGCCAAAAATTAATAATTGTACTGGATCATAATTTATATTATCTCCAGTAGTTATTTCTAATCCTTGTATAGCTATAGGTCTATAGAGTTTAATAGTTACTTCTGTACTATCATTTAGTTTAGTCCCTCTCCATCCTCTATTTATATCCCCACTAAAGGCATTCCATAGCTCTTCGCCAGACCCGTAATAATTAGGAGTAGTAAAACTTTCTATATCTAAATAAGGCACTATAGGTACTAAATTTCTTTTATAATCAATAGCTGTAGGATCTGCTGTTATTTCTAATTCAGCTGAAACTACGTTTTGTAAATCTGTCATAGCTAATGCTGGTATAGTGTCCTTTTCATTTAAAGGAACGGAAGCTTTCCAAGTATATTCATTAGCAAAAGAAAAACTAGTACTAGACTGGGAGTCGAACTGTCTGAAAAAATTAGAGTATCCTAAAAATTCCCATTTTGTTGAATTTTGAAGGTCTGCTATATTTAAGGTTTGCGAAATTAAACTTTTATATAATCTATTATTATACTCAATAACTTCTCCTACATCATATGGACTTGAAACGCTTATTTCATGATCAAATCCACTTATTCCTAATAGCTTCCAGTAAGTTGGAAATTGGTCTGGAATTTTTCCAGTATTAGATGTATTTAAAGGACTTATTGATTGATACCATTTTCCTTGATAACTAACTATAGTACCAGGTGCAATACCATAATTAACTTGAGAACTCCATTCAGGATATTGACTTAATGTATAATCATTTATTATATTAGGAATATTTGAGTCTACTATATCCAATATAATAGAATTATCTGGGACAAATACTTTCATAGTATAGTTACGCCTGGGTTAAAATTGTAATAGTCCTTCTACTGAAAAGGTACAAAATGCATATTCGGGATATTGTATATTAATATTAAAATCTTTATAGTAACCTAGTGCAGTTAAAAATGTATAATTAAAATCAGTGGGTTTAGGTGCACCTATCCATAAACATGCAGTATTTCTAATACCTGTTAATTTTTTATAAATATCAGGTATTTTTGTTTCTGGTATAATAATACTTACATCATACCTTTCACTAAATCCTCTTTCTATAAATGTAGTATTTCCAAATTCATCAGTAGATTTTTTACTATAATCAATAATACTTAAAGTACTATTTAACTGAGTAACTCCAAGAGTTTCTTGCGTTCCTGCTATTAAATTTTTTATAACTGCTACATCTTCTGTATTTTCTAATACAAAATATAAATGTACTTTAGTTGTAGTAGTACCATCGGTTGAAAGCGCACTAGACGAAGCGGATTGAAGGTTTGTATAGTCTACTGGTATTGATTGTAAATTATGCGGGTATTCAGCTTCTAAATATCCTATTTCTTTACTTAGAACACAAATTGTACCTGTAGTTTTAATTTGTGCCATTGAAACATCATAAGTACCAAAAAGACTTTCTTTAATAAGTGTATAAACTGGTGGACTAAATCCTATAGCGCTACCATTAAGTGTATCTCTATTAAAATCCCATCCAAAGGAAAATGTTCCTGCTGTATTTTTAGTTTTTACAATACGCATATTTTGAACATTGAATTGCTGTGAAGATACAGAACTTAAAGGAGTTATAAGTTTTAAAATAAGCCCCTCACCTTGACTATATTTTATATCTGCTATAGAATACTGCTCTGGAGGAGCTCCTGGTCCCACCTCTTGAAGATAAAAATCTAGTGCAAGCTCTTGACTACTTAGGGGCGCTAATGCTTGAATTTCAGCTATAGTTTTATTTTTTGCACTAAGGAGATAATATAATTTATTCTGCGAACCAACTAATAGTTCGTTTGATTGTTTATTATAAAAGGTTGATAGTTTTATATCAGCATATCTAGGTATACTAAATTCTTTATCTGGTAAAAATACGTCACCTACATAGTTATTAGACTTTGTAAATATCCAAGCATATCCTTCTGTACTTACGCCTTTATCTCCTACTATACATATATAATTATATATTGTAGAACCTATAGTAGTTTCATCTCCTACATAAGCAATTTGATGAAACTTATATCCAGCAGAAGACGAAAATGTTTCAAATATACATTGCCAACTAGCACCATCTACACTACTCCATATTTGATCTTCAGTTATAGCTATTATTCTATCATCTGTATCTATAATATCTATAAAACCTGTTTGCCTATAAACTCCGCCAGTATAAGCAATAGGGGTATAATCCACTGTTTGCGAATATATCCAATTAATTCCATCAAAGCTCTTTAATATAATAATTCTATCATTAGTAATATCTGATCCTAGTGCAAAGAAACAATCAAATAAATTAGACCAATATATTTTATTTATTTTTATAGTATTATATTGAGAAACTTGAGCTATAGGCAACGAATTATCTAGTGTTCCTATTTGCCAAGGATATGTTACACTATTACTAGGAAGTTGTGGACCTACAAAATCTACTGGATATTGAATAGCAGATTTTGTAAATTCTTTATTAAGAGCTACATCTTTTATATACTTTATAGTTAGCTGATTATTTGCAACTATATAACCCATAGCTACTAATATATCTAACTTTTCGCTATAAGCAAGTGCGGTCCATTTAGTATTTAAAGTTATAGGTCCCGGTATAGGGCCAAGGGGGGCCCCAACTGTAGCATCTACTAATTGGTCATTAAAAATAAAAAAGGCACCAGTTAATGGTTTTTCAGTAGAAAAAATATGACTAATATTTTCTAAACCTAAAAATCCTAGTTTTGAACAGTTTTTGGGCTTTATAAAAGTTATTTCAGCATTTTTAAAAAATCTTGTATAGCCTAATTTTTGATTTTGTAAAAAACTATATTTGTTATTGTAATCTGCAAACTCCCAGTAGTTTTCCCAAGTACCTGCTCCTGGCTGTTTTCCAATACTTGAAACTATAGCTCTAAATATTCTGCCTTCAAATGTTCTTAAATCATTAGTTTGAATTGATTCTGTATATTTAAAGTCTGTTGCAAAATTATTATTATTTGTTAAATTATCTATGAGCTTCCAATAAGTGTTTAAAGGTAGCTCAGTAGATTCGGAAGGAAACGTAGCACCAACCTGATTATTAGATCTTACACTTTTATAAATTTTTAACTCATTAGATTCAGTAGTTCCCCACCCCTTTGTAATAATAGGAGCAAGGGAACTACTTTTAGGCCAGACAGTGCCATTAAAAATCTCAGAAATATCACTAGGAATATTACTTCTATAGGTATCCCAAATTTCACTGGTACTACCAGGACTTTGATAAGCTATTTGAATTGGTACAATTAAATCCATAATAATTATTGCCTATATTAAGTAACTACTGTAACATCTACTGGTAAACTATCTTCAGATACTGAAATAGTAATACTATCTCCAGCTTGAGTTACTCGTTCTAAAATTCTGGTAGTTTTTCCAGTATTTGTAACTGTAGCACGTGTTTCTGCTCTTAGATATTCTACTTCTTTTCTGAGATTTTTTAACTCTAATATTAGCTCTCTATTAGATTGTAGTGCAAAATCATTCATTGGTGTAATATCTGCTGTAACACCAAGCCTGCCTGTACTAGTTCTAGATAGTGGCATTATGGCCTCTGGCCCAGCTTCGCCCATTATACCCATGTTAAATGCTGTAGCGCCATCAAAAACTCCGCCATTAGCAAATTTAAACACATTCATAGGTACACCTAATTTGGTATAATCAACACTCATTATACCAGCACGATTTTTACTAACAGCATTAGGATATTTTTCAATAACTTCTTGAGCAAGTACACCACGCTTTGTACCAGCTCCATACAGAGCATTATAAGGTGCTTTGTATTCAAAGTCATAAAGATTTAAGCCATTGGATAGTGTATCTACATAGCTAATATTTTGCTTGACTCTAGCATCGGAAAGTAATTTTTTTGCCCATCTAACCGGAGCAAAGACAATGTCTACTACAGTACTAATAACTTTACCGGCACCTTTAAATAAATTACTTAGGAAGTTTCCGCTGCCAGATACAGCAGCACCTGGACTAGCTTGAGCAGCTGTAGCTAAGTTACTCATACTAGTAGCTATAGAAGCTAAATAATTAATTTGAGTTACCTGATTATTAGATACAGTTTCTAGTGCACTAACGGTTCCGCTTGTATTACCTGCTACCGCTAATAGAGTAGAATTATTTTGTTCGGAAATAATTTTTGCTAAACCTTCTGTTCCTGCTATAGTTGCTTCAGCTACAGTATTTCCTGCATCTGCTATTACTTGACCTACCGCATCAGTAATTGTATTTGTAGTTTCAATATTACTACTTGTATTTTCAGTATTAGTACCTACAGTACCTGTTGCTTCGGAAAGTTTAAGTAACCAATCTCCAGCAGTCGTATTATCACTACTAGTTAATTTACTTGCTATAGCCCCGGTACCACTTAAACTATCTTTTGTAGTTGTATCTAGGGTAGCTAGTGCTTTATTAATTATGCCTTCTACACCTAGACCAGCTGCAGTAGTTGCGTCCAGAACTCCTAGTGCTTTATCAATTACACTGCCGGATCCTAGGCCTAGCTCTGTAGTTGTATTTAAGGTATTTAGGGTTGTATTTATAGGACTGTCTACACTTAAACTAGATTCAGTAGCTGTTGTTAGTTTATTGATGCCTTCTCTAACTGCACCACTTAGTCCAGTATTTGTAGATATTTCGCGTAGTATTGATTTAATATCTTCAACTTGTACTTGTAGTTTATCTGCATCTGCTTTAGCTATTTTATACTCGCTTACTAGATCTCGCGTAGCTTGCTCTAGTGGCGCTGAAATTTGAAGTGCAACACTAACTGCATCTTCAAACTCTTTCTTAGCAGTAGCCATACTTTCTACAGCTATAGTTAGTGGATCTTTTGTAGTTTCAGGAAACGCCTGATCAACTTTGCTAGCTTGTTGTTCAGTATAGTCTGCAACCTTAGTTAGAGAAGCTAAGACTTGACGACGTGAACTTTCAAATTGTTGATAGGTACTGCTTGAGTCTTTTAAGGACTCTAGTAGGCCGCTTGCAAGATTTTGTAGTCCGGCAATATCCTCTTCACTACCACCAAGAGCACGAGTTACACTTGCCTCAAACTCTCTACGTAGTAGACTAACGGAGCGAGTTCCTGTAGTGCCAACGCCACTTTGCTCAGCTACAAACTCGCGTAAGGAGCCACCTAGGTCACGCATACGTTTTGCAGCTTCAATTGCAAAATTAGCAACTTCTTTTTGTGCTTGCAAGTACTTTTGCTGTGCACTAACTACTCTGTTTGTTGCTTCTGCTTGTATACCTTGTACACGTTGCTGTGCTTGTTGTAAGTTTGCTTCTGCTTTGGCTAAGTCTTCTACTGCATATAGTAAAACTTTTAGTACTCTATTAGTTTGATCTAATGCTTCAATTTCTTGTAAGCGTAGTAGGTAGGTTTGTCCAAAAGCTTGATATAGCTGAGTGTTTAGTTGTTTAGTTTCATCCGCTATTTTCTTAGCCACTTCAGCAGCATCTTCAGCAGCTTGTTTAGCAGCTTCAGCTGCTTTTTCTGCTGCTGCTGTAGCCTCTTCTGCAGCCTTATCTGCTGCATCACTGATTTCCTTCATGCCATCGGCTAAGGATAACAAGCTAATAAAGGTCTCTCTACCCCGTTCACTAGTTAAATCTTGTGCACGAACTAGGCCAATATACTGGTCTTTAGTTATATTAGCAGTATAACCTAGGCGCTCCAATTCTTGATTTACATTTCTGGTAATATTAGCTAAGCGTTGTTCGTCCGTTAGGAAGCTGCTAGCAAAGCTACCAGTAATATCTAAGAAATTGTCTAAGCCACCAGCAAGTTCTGCTAAGCTATCAGTTATATCATATGTAGTATTTTTAATTAGTGTAGGATCAAAGCTCATAAAAGGTTTAGTAGTATCTTCCCATAATACTCCTATTCTTACACCAAATTCTTTAAGAGTATTTTCTATGCCTTTAAAACCTAGATTTTGTAATTGTGCTTCTACTTTTTTATTAGTATCTATAACTCTGGTTACAGTCTCCAATAACCCTTCACCAAAGTTTTGTAGTCGTCTAAAACTACCAAATATAACTTCGGCAGCATCATCCATTACAGCACTAAATACTGCACTAAGCTCTTTGGTAAAGTCTTCGCCGGTTAAGCCGCGAAGGCTAGCCATTTCATCTACACGTATTTTTCCTAGTACTTGATCTACTACTGAGGCTGTTTGGCCTGCTTGCTCAGCAGTTGCTATAAGCACATCTCTGCCGTAATCAAATACACGACTAAATGTTTGTAGCTCTTTGCCTACAAGATCGGCATAGTTTGTTGCAGTAGTTGTACTAGTTCCGCCACCAATACCAAAAAACCCGCCTTTAGTAACAGTAGTACTAACAATCTCAAATTGTCTAACAGTTCCCTGTACAGCATTAGCTAGGTCTAAGAATGTTCCGCGTAGCTGAATACCGCTATCCTGAATTTCACGACTAGTTTTGCTGCCAAATAACCAGCTTGCTATTCCACTTGTAGTTGTACCAGTTTGAGTACCAAAAGCACTTCCACCCTGTAGACCTTGTATTCTAAAGGCACCTTTTGCAACATTTTCAATACTGGCACTTAGCTTTCTAAATGCTAAAAGTAACTTGTTATCATAGCCAAGGCTAGCATCACTGTTTTTACTAATAATCTCTAGTGAATTTGCAATTGATTCAGATTTTGCTCCGGTATCGCCAAAAACTCCTGAGCGTACTTGTACCTGATTACCTTGGGTATCCCAACCCATTGCTGTGCCTTGGGTCTGCTGACGTTGCTCAGCTGAGGGTACAAATATACCACTAGTACCGCGCTTGCCAAATGCGGCTAAGCCTATTGCGGCTACTAGGGCTGCTGCAACTGGGGGTCCAAATACACCTAATTGTCCAATAGTTTTTGCATAAATTTCTGATACATAAATACCTGCGCGAGCAAAAAATCCTGCACTTGTAGCTGCTGTTTGTGCTGCTTCAGCCCCTACTTTTGCCGTTGTACCAGCAATTGCAGAACCTATTTTTACAGCTAACTCTTTAGCATCCATTGCTAGTCGAACTAGGTGCATAGCTTTTTCTGTTTTATCTAGTACTTTATATGCAAGTGTTTTTTCTTTAAACAATTTCTTAGTAGAATTAAGTGTTGCTGCATCTGCTGTTAATTCATCTTTAGCAGCTCTTTGGCGAAGTTTATTTAGCTTTTGTTCCTCTTTGCCAGCATCTTGGCCAGTCATGTATAGGGTGTCTACTAGCTCTTGTTGTTGTTTTATTGCTTTATTATTTCGTTCTTCTAGTAGTGCACGCTTATCGATATTGGTTACAAGGTCGGCTAATTTTGTGCCAATACCTTCATATACAAAATCTAAATTTTTAACTGCTTCTAGTTGTTTGCTAAAATCTTCCCGTTGTTCTCTGTAAGCCTGTACTGCATTAATGGAACTAATTCTAGCTGCTTTTTCAGCTTCTATTTGACTAATTCTTTGGCTATGTGCTTCAACATCTAACTGCATTTGTGATTGTAGTCGATCAGCTTGAATATTAAAACCAATATCCCTTAATCTATTAACTTCTATTTGATTATTTATTTGTTGTTGAGCAAAACTTAAACTAGCGTCTTGTATTTGTTTAGTAGCATTTTGCTCTTCTCTTATTAGGTCCAGCTGTGTTCTGCGAGCCTGTAAAACTTCTGGAGGTAGACTTTCAGTTTGTTCTGCTCTTTGTAGAGCTATATCTTGTAGGGTTAGTGCACTTTCGGCACGAGCAGCAGCAATAGCAAGTTCTGCCCTACCTAAACTAATAACATAGTCTAATTCTTTTTTTCTGTAGTCAGCTAATTTATTAGCTTCAGCATTTGCTGCAGTTGCGGTTGCTAATCCTTTTCTATAAAAAGCTACTATTTGTTCTGAATTATATACTTGGCGAGCTTGTTTTAGTATTAATTCTGAATCCGCTTTTCCTTGATCTTCTTTGCCTTGTTTAATACTTTCATTAAGTACATTTTGTGCACGTAACTCTTCTTGAGCATACTTTCTATTAGCTTGATTTATAGCCTCGTCATAATCAAGTGCTGCTTTTTTATCAATTAAACTAAGCTTTTGTTGGTAATATTGCTCATAAGAAATTGTACCCAGCTCTTGTCTTTGATCAAGTAGTTGAGTATTAATATCAAGTTCAGATTTTTGTAATCCAATATTTTGTTGTTGCTGAGCAAATATTGCGCTAACAATTGCTTGACGTTTATTAATATCTGTTTGCTCTATGGCTCTATCAATACCTTTTAATTGTGTAGCTAATCCAGTAGATACCTGTGCAGCAGCTATAATATTTTGACTATACTTTGCTAATTCTGGATTTCCTGACTTTATTTCTTCTTGAAGTCTGCTAAGGACCCCTAGTGGATCTTTATAAGCATCTTGAATAAAACTACGAACTTTAGTAGCTATATCTACCTGTTTTTGAGCAGCTTCGGCAGCAGCAAGAAGCTGAGGATCTTCTTTATTAGCTTCAAGATCTTTCTTAGCTTGTTGTAAAGTTTGTCTAGCAGTAACTAAATCTAGACTAGCTTTTAATTCATAATTAGATCTAGCAATTTCTGCTTGTTGCCTAATAATTTCTTTATCATTATTAAGTTCTTCTACTTTTAGTTCAAATTGGCGGCTGGCAAGTTGCGGAATTGTATCAATACCAGCATATAAGTTTTGTAGTATTTCGTTAGCACCTTTTTGAAGTGCTGCACGCATTCCGGCCGCAATATTACTAAAATTATTCACAAGTCCCTGTTGTATGCCTTGAATAACTTGTGCACTAACTTTTCCTAGTTTTGTTTCTACTATACTTAAATCTTGATATAAATTACTTCTAATATCTTCTAATTCTTTTAATGCATCTTTACGTCTGCGTTCTGCACTAGCGGCAGGTCCTTGTTCTATTGTCCCTTGAGGACCAAAACCTGCCATTACATCTAGTTTTGTAATTTCTCTGATTCTGCTTTCAACTTTTTTGATTTCTTGACTAGTTTTTGTAAAGTTTTTACCTAGTAATTGAACATCTTCGTTTAAATTAAATAGTTCTGCACTTACTTTTATACCAAAAATAGGTCTGTCACCTAGACTGGCAATACTGCCTGTTAGTGCATCTAAGTTTTCACGAAGTGGACCCTCTAGGGCAGTATTTAATTTTAGTAATGCAGTAACATTATCACTAGCAAATTTTGTAACAGGATCACTTACTTGAAACTGTCTGGCTAAGTCTAAAAAGCTTTCTTTGGCTTTGGTTTGGGCATCTACAAACTCGCGACTTTTAGACGCAGCATTACCTGCCTCTATTGCGGCATCGCGTAATGCTTTTCTAATATTTTTTACCTTTTCGCTACCTGGCTCTAAGCCTTCAAGGGCTTTTTCTAGCTGTTTAAAATTAGTTACATCTTTTACTTCAAGTAATTTTTGTAGATTCTCTTTTACTTTAGTTTGAATAGGTGAATTTTCTAAATCATCAATAGCCCCTAGTATACTAGTACCAAGTGCTTTTTCAAAATTACCTTGTACGCCCCCGCCAAAAAAGCTAAAAATTCTATCCCAGAATTTATCCCATCCACTACTTGTAACAGCACTTTGAGCAGCTTTAGCAGAATTAGTAAACTTATCAAAGCTGTCTGCAACCTCTAACATTGCGCGACCCTGTGCTTCTAGGGAGGTAACACTAAAAGGATTAGTTGCATATATACTTGACATTGTTCTGCCAAGATTGGCGGTGGACTCGTTTAAGCGCTCTATACTAGTTTTAAATTCACGAGTAGCTTCAGCACTTTTAGTAAAAAATCCATTAATAAGTTCGGCTATGCCAATTATAGCACCTGCAACCATACCTACAGTACCTAGTCTACTTACTACAGTACTAATAGCTCCGCCAATAGCTGCAAAACTTCCACGTGTTATGATAGCAGCTTTTTGTAAGCTGTTCATTGCTACTTCAGAATTATTTAATTCTGTAGTCATTAGTCTAATAGATTTTGTAATCCCGATTAAACCACCATTATATGCAGCATTACTTACAATAGCAGAAGCAGTAGCTTTTCGCTCAGCTTCTTGTGCTGCTTTCTGGGTCATGGAATATACACTCCAACCCTTAGTGCCTTCAGCTACTTCTTGACGAAGCTTTTCTTTTGTTTTCTTAAGATTTTCTTCTTCGCGCTGTGCACTGCGTATAGAATCACCTACTTCACGATAAGCTTCCGCCTCTTTAGTTTTACCAGCACGTTTAGCGCGTTCAATTGATCGCTCTAAGCGTTGAAAATCGGCTTGATCAACATCACGAATATCTTTTTGTAGTAGCTGATAGGCAACAGTTTGTTTAGCTATACTTGATTTTTTAAGTTCAAGTACGCGTTTTTCTGCAGCATCTACACGTGCAATCTCAGCATCTGCTCTGCGCTCTACTTCGCGCTGAATTTCTTGTGAATATTTTTGTTGAGCCTGTAAGGCTGCCTGTCCACGTTCTTTGGCTACAGCTTGAGCTTGATCAGCTGCAGTTTTTAAACCCAGCTTAAATTCGCCAATAGTAGGTAGGGCTTGTTTAATAAGTACTGCACTTACTGCAGCTAAAGCTGTTAATAATCCTGTTGGGCTTTCTGCTAGTAATTTAACCATTGGCGCAATACCCTTGTTAACAGTCTCTAGGACACTTTGTAGGGTATTTTGTAGGGCTGCACTTAATTTAGTATAAGGATTTACATCTATATCAATAGCCTTAAACTTTCGTTCGCCTTCAGTTAAAACTGCATTAGCAAATGCCATGCGCTTTTCAAAATCAGTAAGCTGCTCAGCACTCTTGCCAATGCTACGAGCATACTCTCGGCTAGCTTGATCTACTTTAGTAAAAATACCAAGTTCGTCTAGTAATTCAGGTTCTAGTTTTGTTACACCACGGCTTAATCTACTTAGTGCATCTGCAGCATCTACGCCTAGTGCTTGTGAAGCTTGTTGTGCTACCTTACCTAGGCGTAGTACACTTTCGCTGCTTAGGCCTGCCGCAGTAGCTTTTGCAGTAGCTGTCATAGCTTCACGTAAGCTAACAGCACCATCTGTGGTTTCTACTAGTCGTTTAGATAAGGTACCTAAGGCCATACCACTAGCAGCACCTAGTTGGTCTAAGCCTTTGATCATGTTAGTTGTATCCATTGCCCTGCTCAGGCCCTGGAATGCAGCAGTTACAGCAAATATATTAGCAGCAAAAGTAGCATAAAGTCTAACTAATCCACCTAGACCTTGTGCTTGGTTGGCAAAATCTCTAGCACTAGCTCCGGTACTTCCTGCCGAACCACGAGCACGACCATACTCCTCGCCACTCATAAGAGCTTGCGATCCAGTAGGTGCTCCTGCCGCCCGAGCAGCAGCCTGCCAGCGCTTTTGGCCTTGCGCTTGCATTTGCTTAATAGACTGAGTGGTCTCTTCTACGGTTTTACGCAACTCTTTTACATCTTTAATAACCTTTTTAGCTGAACCATTATCGTCTATATTTACGGTATAATTAGTACTTTTTGTAGCCATTTTAGCTCCATAAGCCAGTTCTTAACTTTTTCAAACTACTTAAAATTTTTAAGTAAAGTTTTGAATTTACCACGATTATAACATGTCGGCAAGTTTGTGTCAATAGTTAAAATTTTTAAGCAATAAAAAACCCCAGCACAAAAATTATTTGGCTGGGGTTTTTTCAGGAATGTTGTTTTTTACTTTTTGCTGTATTACTTCACTGCGAGCTTCATCTATGTATCTAATTAACTCTAGGTATAAGAGTTGTTCAGGCCTTTCTAGGATCTCGTATAGGTCGAATAGTTGAAAAACTATACTGTAATCTTTACCTAGATAATTTCCGGCCATAAACTCCCAGTTGTCTGAGAGCATACCGTAAATTTCAAAAGCCTGTTTAACTGTATCTTCAAAATCATCTAGTTCAACCGGAACTTCTTCCGGTTTAGGTTCGTTGCCCAGCATTTCACACATTTCGAAATACTGGTCTTTGGTCATGCCGACCTCGCGATTTTGAAAAAAGTTTTTTACCTTAGTACGTAGTTCTAGGATTTGCTCGTAGAAAAGTTTCCCAAGTCTGTGACCTGTTCACTAACAAAACTATCAAAGTTTTGAGAATTTTTCATTAGGTATAGTGCGTTTTCTTCGCTATACTCTAGTTCAGTTTCAGGATCTTGGCCACTAATATCAACTGGGGCTAGTTGCTCTAGATAGGTCAGCTTTAAGCCTTTCCAGCCTTTAATACTAGCTTTTACATAAAGCTCTAAGAATAGTTCGTCATTTAGCTCTTCGATAGGTTGACGATTTTTAAAACTAGTTTTAGTAGCTTTTTTTCTAATTGTTTGCAGTGTCTCACGACTTAAGAATGCTAGATCAATTTTAAAATCTGGCATTCCAGGGTATTCGACTTCAATTGCTTTGGATGGGACTAGTAGAGATTTAAGAGAAATGTTTGACATAAAAACCTTGATTTATTACTTAGGGATAGAAAACTAGGCTAGAAGGTCTAGCCTAGTTAGAGTTTAATTTTTAATTAAGCGTTAGGATGATAGTATTCTATTGTTAGCTCATTTGCTTGTTCTAAGTCAAAATCGCTTCCAGTGTAGCCTTGAGCTGTAAAGTTAATACTTGTACTTACAACTTGTTCAGTGTTTACAGTAGGAATACTTAGTACAACTGCAGGCATGCTAAGATCAACACGAATAGCTGCAGAGGCACTGCCACCAACACTTATCTTTAGGTTATAAGCAGGATCAACATCTGTTACGCTGTCTGTTAATAACTGACTCATTAGAGCAGCGCTAGCACCAGCACCAGTCTTTAAGTAGCAGTTTAGGGTACCACTAATAGCGCGAGTACCAGTAAAGTAGGTAGCAGGTTTGTTTACAACACCTAAGTTAGCAGGTGTTAAGTAGGTAACATTATTGCTAATTGTTAAACTACCACCAGTAATAGCTAGAGTATAAGCTGTACCACCACTTCCAATTCCACTATCAAGAGTAATTGTGCTTAGTTTATTAGCAATAAATGGTGCTGTTGTATTTTTTGCTAAGAAATTACCAGCTAAAGTACCACTAAGTGTTCCGCTGCCAATTGTAGGAGAAGTAATTTGACGCAGCACGCTTCCTTGACCTGCCCACTGAATTGTTGCAATTGCATCTAGGCCAAAGTCAATAGTTGCAGTATTCATAACGCAATTATCAACCACAAAAGTTGTAGCATCTAATATAAATATTAAACCAAATTTTTGTAGTTGGTGTACATTTGAATCTGATACTACTACTGTTACTTTAGTTGTGCTTTCTGTTGCTGCACCACCGTCGTCACTAAACATTGCACCCCATAGTGCAGATTCTTCACAAGTTACATTTGTGCCACCATCAGCAGGACGCATATAGGTAGAGAAGGAGAAATCGACGGGGTCTAAGCTAGTATTAAACTGACGCTGACCACGAGTAGGTGCAGCACCTGCCTCGTTAAGAGTAACTGTTTCTGAAGTAGTATTTTGTGAAAAACTCATACCGTCCAGAACTTGAATTTCGCGAGTATCGGTAGCAGTAAAACCAGTTGCTGCTACTACACCAGTGTTTGGGTCCACGTTTGTAGTAAAGAATACTCGCGCATTACGAACTAAATTATAAGCCATATCTGTTCCTTTTTATATTACTACTAATATATGTAAACTAGATATTTATCTGTTTTTATATATTAAGTAGAGGTTATACTTACACAATATCATAGCGTACTTGTAAGTTTATTTCACCTACTGCATAGGGGGCTAGGATGCCCTCATCGGTTACAATAGATATAATAGTTATCTCTGTAATATCCTTGCCTGTTAGGGGGTCATATACAAGAGTATTATTTGCATCTAAGCACTTTTCTATATCTTCTAGTAAGACTTCTAGTTCTTGTTGGGACTCTTCACTTTTACAATACACTTTTATACTTACACCCAAATAACCCCACTTAAAATCAGCTGGATGATACTCTCGGGTTTCATTTCCAGGAGTTATATAGATACTAGGAAAATCTTGTACTTCGTCCCAGAATTTTAGCTTTGGATAACTATTATTATAAATATTTGTTTTGTATGGAGGGTCTCCAGTAAGGCTCTCATTAAACTTGTTACTAAGAGCTGTAACTATGGATGTTCTTCTAGTCATACTAACACTGCCCTTAGTCTATTTATTGCTTGTTGTTGCGCTAGTTCTCTAATTGACTTAGATATTAGCAGTTTAGGGTCTCTGGATCTAGGATACTGCTGTCTACCGCCTTGTGAAAATGTTCCATAAGGATTACGCATATAATTATAAAATGCACTAATCATTCCACTCTTACTTTGGGTTAAATTTACTATCTTTACACTTTCAGCAAATCTACCAGTTCGTAAATTTAAAATATCTTTGCGCGAGCCATCTCCCATATTATTTTTAACTTTATTTACTAATTCTGAATTTAGTAAAGTTAGTAAATTTAATATAGTGTTATCTTTTTCAACTTTTATACTTCCAGTTACTTTTATTCGTTTAGGAGTAGTTAGTTGAGATTTTACAGTTTTTAATTCATTTTTTAATCTAGCTACTACTTTTTCAGTACTTTTTGCGCTTGAAGATACTTTTGCAGAATAAGGTTTACTTTTTAATACTGAAACTGGTCTTGTATTAACTTTTATTTTTCTATTAGTACCTTTACCAGTTAGTATATCGTCTACTAATTTTGGAATATAATCTGGTATACTGTCTGAAGTTCTAAGCTCTAATAGATAATCTGGATTATTTGTGTTCTTAAGAACTTCATTTAATCGCTGAGCATAGTTTTGTAATTTTTTATCAAAATCTAATAAAGCCTTTTCAAATTCTTTTATACTTGTGGCGGCTGGTTGACCTAATTGCCTTTTTCCGTCTCTACTTAATTTAGAATTTTGAATTAGATTTTGTAAAAACCCAACTATTTGAATTGCCTGACTTATACTACCAGAATCTCTATTTTCTAAAATAGACTGTAGTTGAATATTCATTCGCAGATGATCAGAAGTAAAGTCTTTATTTGCTCTCGCTAGTAATTCGTTATACTTTCCATTTACAGTATTTAGACTTGTTGTTCCTTCGTCTAGTAGTTGATATAGTTTAACTATTCTAGTTAAAATATTATCTTCAGCGGCTAGATCTCCTAGACTAACTATAGCCCTTCCATACGTTTGAGCATATATGTGTCCTCGATCATAACTTCCACTTAATATTTTTTCTACATCTTTTCTAGTTTTACCAGGAAATGCATTTAAGTCATGTAAAAAATGAGCAACATGTATTAGAGTATTTTTATGCGAAAAATTTAATCCACGTACAGCAATTATATTTTCTAATTGTTCTTTTGTAAAACTATTAATTACGTCAGCTATAGTTTTTCTTTTATAAGAATAACTAGTTTCTTTGTCTAGTACAGTTCCATCTGAAAAATATACTTCATAATGTCTGGCCATATAGGCTTTATAATTTTTACTGAGAAACTTAAGATAGGCTACTATAGGTTTAACATTAGATATTATATTAAATCTTTTAAATATATCTATTAAATCATCTTCTGTTAATATAAGAGCTGTTCTACCCTGTTTTTCGCCTAATTCTCTAAATCTTTGTGATAGATTAACTTCTTTACCACCAACTGTGACTTTTCCAGTACTAAGTACAGAAGCTGCTTGAACTATTCCTTTTTTATTAAAGGCTTTATCTGCTTCAGTTACAAAATTTTGTAATAAAGTTTGGGCTTCTGAAACAGCAGTTTGGTTTGCTCTATTTCTTAATGCTTCTGTAAATTCTTTAATACTCATGAGTAATCTGCCATATATAGATCAAATACTCTTTTAATATGTGCTGGCAAACTGCTACTTTGTATGTATTCTATTTGAGTACTATTTGTACCTGCTGCTTTAGTAGATTTTACAGCAGCTTCATTATCTTTATAATAGGTTAATAGATCCATACAAGCAACTTTTAAGTCTTCAGGTACAGTTTCATAACCACCAAAGTAAGCAATTTTATAACCACGAATTAATTTTTCAAATATACCACTGGAATGTAAACTAATTATATCATCACCATCTTGTACCCAATCAGTAAATTTTACTAGAGTAGTCCAAGTTTGGCCGTAGTCTTTACTTTGTTGAACACTAGTAACATTTGCTACAGGTATTTCGTGTAGTAAAATACGATCAAATCCGCCTGGACTATATTGTATAATTGGATCGTTATAGTAATCTATAAATGTACGTTTACAATACGTTTTTGTAAACTCTGAAACTTTAGGAATTAAACTATCAATTTGACCATCAGAATTTGAGCTAGTAATTCCCTTGTATGACTTATATTCTTGTCTGGTAAATAGGTTCAATCCCATATTAGCTCCCTTATGTTTCCGGGCTAGACTCGTTAGAATCTAGCCAAGAAACAGGGCTCTTAAGCCCTGTTAGTTCCCATCCCTGAGAATTAGGCTACGTAACGTAGAGCACTTACGCCCTGACCGTTGTTTGTAGTAATTTGAGTCATACCAGTACGTAGGCTGGCGACCATGACACGACGTTGTGTTTCAACTAGGTCGTCGGTGTCAACGCGTAGACCACGCTGGTTACCAACTACGAAGTTCATAGGAGCAAATGCGATTGCACCAACAACACCGGCAGCCTTGTCTTCGAACTCGCCACTTACTAGAACAGGTGAATTACCAACTGAACCAATTTGGCCAGTTAGGATAGTGGCTTGATTGCCAACTTTATCAACTGTTAGGAAGTTGTCATCGTCTAGTAGGTCAAAATAACCGTCTGTGCTTACAATGTAAATTAGTTCAGCAGGATCAAGACCCCAGACACCTAGATCACGACGCATTGCACGTAGTGCTGCAACTGTTAGTTTAGCGTTATCGCTAATGTCTAGGTTAACTGCGCTGCTTGCGTCGTATGTGGCTAGACCTTTAACGGGGTCTGCACCAGCACCGGCACCACGTAGCATTGCGCGATCAACAGCGCGAGCAACACGGCGAACCATTGCATCACGGATAACAGGCATAATTGCTAGTAGAGCATCTTCTTCTTCTTCAAAAGCTACATACTCATTGGTAGCAACTTTGTAGGCGTTAAGAGTGATCTCTTTAAGAGTGTGAGTAGCGTTACCACCAGCACTGTTAGCAGTACCAAACTGAGCATTCTGAACCCAAGTTGCAACACCGGCTTCTGGGTTAACAGGAATAGTCATTACATTGGTTTGCATTGCAATACCACGAATGGTAGGAGCAACTACTAGGCGACGGCGAACTTCAGCTTCCATTGCTAGGCTAACTTCTAGTTCCCAAGTTGCGCTAGGAACGTGTGCACCGTACTTTTGTACAAGATCACGACCTAGGCGTGTGCTGTCAATACTCTTGCCAGTCATTTTTGCTAGGAGAACAGCTTTTTCTTTGTCCTCATAGCTCATATCACCAGACTTGCCATCAACGAATTGCATTTTGCTTTTCTGAATGGCTTCTAGCTCTTGTGCTTTTTCTTTTAGAGCAGCTTCTAGGCCACTGATAACACTCTTGGTGCTTTCTGCTTGCTCTTGGAAACGCTTCTCTACTTCGGCTAGTAGCTTTTCTGCACCAGTTTCGGTAGGAGTTACTGCAGCAACAGCTGCTTTAATACGTGCTTGTAGCTCAGCTTCTGCTGCTTCTTTAGCAGCTTTTTCAGCTTCGGCACGAGCCTGTTCTTCTTTAATAGCTTTGGCAGCTTGCTGTGCAGCATCTTGAGCTGTTTGGGCTAGTAATTGTTTTAATTCTTCTGGAGTCATATCCAATTCCTCTTTGGTTGTGCTATTTGCTTGCCTAGTAGTGTCTAGCCCTTTAGCTGACTCGCTTGGGGGTGCAAATTGCGCTATAAATTCACGATACTCCTGTGTGGAGTTAAATGATTTTGAAAGGTTAAAAAGTGTGTTTTGATTAGCTGGTACCGAAACTACTGAAATTTCATGTAATTCTAAGTCTTTGACTAGGAAAACTTCTGCGGCACTATTATATTCCGCATCTTTAATTCTAAATCCAACTGAAAATGCTGTTAAAACTTCGTCTTTAATAAGCTGGTATACCTTTTCAGCAGCTTTTGAGATCCTAGCTTTAATCCACAATCCTTTTGCATCCACTTTGTGTTCGGTCATGCGGCCAACTGGCTGTGTATGATCGTGAAATGCTAGGATAACAGGATTTTTTATGTAGTTCTCTAAGCCTTTTTCCCAAACTGAGGTAGGGATTACATCACCGTGTCTGTCAACATCCACAGTTGATGCATATCCACTAATCTCAATTACGTCTGGTTCTGCTGGTAGCGGCTCAGCTTTAGTAAAGACACTGTTAAAGTACAGAATCTTATTTTTGTCTACCATAATTTCCTCTATTCACTTCCACCCTCAGGCCTGCCGCCTTGTGATGGATTTGCTGCACTACCAGCAATATTAGCTGGAATTCTTATCTCGTCAGCTCCCGCTAGTTTGTCATAGCGGAGCTCTTGGCGAGCTTCATTTGGTGTTATAATACCGCCATTAACCAGTGTAGCATGATAGCTGGCAATATCTTTAATATCTGGTTGTAAGGCACTCACAGTTTGTGTAATTGCTTCTACATCGTATCCAAAATACCGTTCCACAGCACTTACCCAACTCTTAACAATAGGCATTACAGTTTCTAGATAGAACAGCCTTAAGTTAGGAGCAATATTAGCGTTATTGCCGCCCATTAACAAGATAGGTGGAACGCCTAGTGCCTGCAGGATCTTTTCTTGATGAGTCTTGATCGATTGATCAAAATCCATTTCTTTGAAACTGGTGTCTGTAATTTTTTGTGGCTTCAATCCACTATCCAAGATCACCGGACGTCGACCACCAACTTTAGGATTATACTTTTGTTGCCAGTACTGTATAGTACGCTCTTTGGCTATGGTCGATAGCGTATTTTCAGTGGTTAAGACCATACCAAACACAGCACCATTTTCAAAGAACGCGTCCTGAAACTGTTCCATGTTGTAGAGTGTCTTGATTGATCTGCTAGCACTTTCCAGCCTGCTAGATCCGCGATAGATACTCTCACTACTTAAATCTTTAAGAGAGAATACTTCCCCTTCCCGAAAATCTACTAGCCCATTGTACCTATAACCTTTAATAAAGGTTTTTTCATCGGTGAGTATTTCTACCCTGCTAGCGGGTAGGTGGTAGAGAAATGTACCGTCGTAGTGTACGAACACATTGCCCTCTAGTAAATAATCCGTAAATATGTTTTTACGAAAATCTTGTGCCGACTGGTAGGGATTGGGTCTGTAGTTTAGCAGTGTACTTAGAGACTTTTGACGAGTCCCTACCACTACACCTTCATACAGTTTGTCTTTTATATCGTAATCTAAGCCGCTACAAGCACTTACTATTAGGTTAACACCACGATTAACCATCTCAACACGCTTAAATGCTTGCTGATAGGTAATTGGCGCAGTGGTACCAACCATGGTACCTTCTTCTTGTGCTATACGTACCTGCGCAGGATTAAGTTTCCAGCGCAAGTCACTAAAAAATTCTTTAATGCCCATGTCAGCCTCCAGTAAACTCACTAAACGGAGAGCCCCACGTAGGCTGCTTTAGCACTTCACCACTCTGTTTCTGACGTTGCAGTTCCAACCAAGATTGTTGCTTACTAGCGGTACCCAGACCAGGCGCTTTGCCAAATATCTGGTGTAGCCGAACGTGGTGCCTGTTACATAGTGTGTATACTAGTTCATACAGCTCACGCTGGTGCTCTTCAATGAACTGGTCCCTAACCCTAAGTACCTCATCATCCGTATCCAGCTGGATGCCTTGGAGTTGGCACCAGCGCTCTAGGAGTAAGGTGATACTGTGGGTATGGTGTAGTTCAAGGTCTTGGTTAGTTCCACAAACCCAGCACTGAGATTGCTTTTGGTAAGCACCCTTTGCACGGTCTCGGATCCATTTTACAGGTATACGTTTTTGAGTATTTTTTGCCATAATGTTAGTATTATACCACCGGGGCACGAGGAGGTCAATGTGGTAATTTTCCTAGCCTTAGAATTTTACACTTGAACTGCCTACTAGAATGTGTTATAATAGTTATCTAGTAAACGAGTATAAACAGTATCTGAGCGCATCCATAAGGTGTGAATACTTGTCGTGTTTTGGCTTTTCCCGAGTCAAACCCTCACGATCATCCCACTTGTATTGATTTAGGGCTTCTATGGTCTTGGTACAGCCCGGGTCTACCCACAGTTTACCTTGTGCTACCAGTGTTTGTACATAGGCGATACCTGGTAGTACATCCTTTCGAGCACGTACAGTAGGAATATCATACTGGTAAGCAAGGTCTTGGGCAAATTGTGCTGCTGCCGAGTCTATAAAGATTAATTCGATTTGGAACTCATCCGCTAGACCTTTAATCTGCTGGGCATGGTATTCAGTAGTCTGCTCCGCCTCCTCGTACTCACGGATAACCCAGAACCTGTCCTCCCCAGCATCGCGGGGGTCTGGCAGGTAAGCTACTACTAAGAAGGCTGTGGGGTCACGGTATCCAGGATCGCAGCCAGCAATAAACTGGGTGCTCCCATCTAGCTGCAGTTGGGGGTCCCAAGGGACAATATTATCATCACCGAGTTCATAAATCTGACCCTCAAATGTGGTAAATGACGCCAAGTACTCCTGCTCAAACTCCTGCTTTGACATAGATCGTCTGGCTTCTTCAATGTCCTTAGGCGACATGCGTGGGTTTTCTTCATAGTCTGCCCACAAACTACACCACTCGGGAAACTCACTACTAAACCCACGATTCCAGAATCTGCTAAACCAGTTTTGCTTGCCACGGGGTGTGGAGATAAATATAGCTTTAGCGTCGACACGATCTAGGGTCGGTCTGAGCTGAATGTTAAAGGCTTCCTCGCCACCATCACCTAGTGCAGCCTCGTCAAAAAGGATAAGCTGGTACGAACGGCCTACCGTTGAGTCTACAGTGCTTAAGGAGCCCATACGCACAGTTGAGCCGTTTGATAACTCAATTACCCGGTCTTTAAGGTTATCCCGTTCCACTTCCAGCTCAAAGTGCTTGATAAACTTACGCTGAAGTTCGAAACTTATTGAGCTGAGATTGTAGTTGGGACTAATGACCAGGACATTGCAGTTGGGCACTAGGCTTACAAGTTGCGCGATAATATTTGCTATATAAGTTTTGCCAAGTCGACGTGCTAGTGCGGCTACAACAAAACGGTATTTGGGATTGTTGACGGCATTGATTAGTGCCAACTGCGCGCGGTTTAGCTGATCCCAAGCTCCGATAAGCTTAAGATAGTTTTCGATTGGTAGTTTAATAAATCGGGTATGTGGGTCGAATTCTTGAATCCCGTCCCACTCAACATCGGACCTGGAGACTTTAAGCAAGTTTATCTCCCAGCAATTTCTGGATTAATTGCCCGTATCGGGTACCGTCTCCACCCTCGTTGATCTGTACATTAACCTGATTTTTGGGTCCACCTTGCCGGAGCTTTTCTAGCTGAATTTCACGGTCTAGGAGTTCCATTGACATTTTGTGTGAGAGTGCAAGTAGTTCACTTATGTCTTTAGTCGATCCGGTTTGCGACTCCTCTAATTCCTGAAACTTTTGCTGGATTAAGGCGTCCATTGCACGGCGCATGCGGAATCGGTTGTTAAAGCCCAAGTCAAAGAATACCTGATTTATGTAGGATTTAACATCTGGACGCTTTAGGATTTGTGCTACATCATGTGGGTCTAGCTGAAGTACCTGGGCTACTTCTTGGGTGTTTTGATGTTCTAGGTAAAGATTGGCCACCTCGAGTAGTTCGGGTGAGATGGGGATGGTGTCGGTGGGTAGTTGGTTCATGGGTGTTCCGGTAGTTTTTTAAAGTGTATCATATTCTGCGGTTTGGGGTCAATGGTGAAATTTTTTGAGGTGTTACACGCGTGGGTGGGCGCAGCGACCTTCGGGTATGTCAAGTCAAAAAACCGCCCCTATTTTACAATTATAGTCTAGTATGGTAGTCATGTCAAGGCCTGTCCAATTGTATTTTTCTATGGCAGCCTGGACTCGATTAATAAATACAATCACAATTTACTTGCACAAAATTTTCAACCCTGTATAATTAAACACATCGAAGCACACAACCTGGTAAGCAAGATGAAAAACACCTACACGATCAGTTACTACTTGCAAGGCAAGCAAGGCTCTGTTACACTACAGGCTCAAAGCGAGGATGAAGCTTGCCATCAAGTTAAGGCAATGCGCAAGGGTTGCCGTATTTTCCACGTTATGAATTATAATCTTTATTGAGGCTAACATGAAAAACATTCTAGGATTCTTTCTGGTTGTGCTGGCCGTCATTGTAATGGCCGGTACTGGTGGCGGAGCGGATACCATGCCGCCCGATGCTGGATTCGTGCAATGGGTTAGCCTTGCTTGCCTTGCACTAGGCGCGCTGGCTTCTGGATTCGTTGGGGTTCTTTTGATGCTTGAAGATTGAAAAATGACTACTGAAAAAACCGTGAATTATACCGCCGAACAAACCCTTAAACTTGTGGCCGACTACAAGGCGGGCACTAGCGTTGAGGATATCGCTAAAGGAATGGGTAAATCTGTTCGGTCGATTGTTGCTAAACTCTCACGCGAAGGCGTATACCAGAAAAAGGAATACACAACCAAAACGGGCGAGGCTCCCGTCAAAAAGGATGAGCATGCCGATATGATCGGCAAGGCCTTGAACCTTAGCGAAGGGGACACCGATTCGCTTGCCAAGGCTAACAAGCGCGCGCTTGCCGCGATTGTGGAATTTATCAAGGCTCGGGCTTGACAATAGGGGCGCAAGCCCCTATAATAGAATCTTTACTAGGGGGATGAGATGGGCTTTTTAACGCGCAGGGAACGCTACGATTTGCTTTGTGCTGTAAAGCGTGGAGACAACCCTAAGATTCTGCAACGTGCGCTAACTGTTGAGGAGGAGGAATTTGTCAAGGAATTCGCTACCGAAGAGTTCGACAAGATTATGCAAGACCCCGAAATTGTGGCGGTAATGCAACGATTGCTCGATATATAGGCCTGGTAGCGTGTTGTATTTTTACAACACGCTGGCGCCAAAATTATATCATATAATTTTGGCGGGTGTCAAGGGCTCTGGCAAAAATATTTTTCTATGGGCTTGGCTGGGTCGATTAAAAAATACAATCAATAAAGGGTTGCACAACACTGGAAAGCCTGTATAATTCTCTACATGAACACAACACCTGGGAACAAAATGATGAACGATCCACAACAGATTATTGACCATGCAATGCAATGTGGCGCGATTTGGGCTGGCATTGATAACCTTGCACTTCACAAGGATCGCAAAGCAGTTGCGGCATCGTTTCCACACTCACATGATGCGGAAGAATTCGTGTATCATGTATGGGATTGGTTGGACGATCACGGCTTCGAGGGTTTGCAAGTAACCCATGACGAAGAATTTGTTTTAATCTGGCTCTGAAACTTAACCTTGAAAGGGTTTATCATGCGCAACAAATTTGATTTTGTTTATCGTCGTAACCTTCTGGCCGACCTTGAAGGCGAAGGTGGTTCGCTTGTGTATGATGTTGATGAAGGCATCACGGTTGCCGTTCGGCCGAGCGTACCCGAATCGTGGGCGCGTAATTCCGTGAATTGGGTAAAAATTGCGGTTGCCTACTGTTCAGACATTGATACCTATGACCCGCTCAAAGGCGAGATTCTGGCAATGGAACGGGCTTTTCAGGGTGAGACGGTTTCGTTTCCCCGTATGCCCGGTGAAACCACGCTGGAAGTTGCACTGAACTTTTTGCGGTTTGTCAAGGGTGACGTAAACTAAGGTAAACCCCAGGTGTTGCCTTTTAGCAACACCTGGGCGCCAATTTTATCATATAAAATTGGCGGGTGTCAAGGGCTTGGGCAAAAAATTTTTTCTATGGGCATGCGCGTGTGGATTAAAAAATACAATGGGACTTGGCTTGCTGTAGGCTAAATTTTCCTGTACTATGTTGTTTATGAACTCAAACCCGCTCATGAAACCCTGGTACGATGCCTGCCAAATTTGGCCGGAATTGGAACTCTACAATCCGCCGACCTTCAAAATCTCGGAACGGCTTACCCGTACCGCTGGCTTGTGTATTGTGGAGACTGGCGAGATTACCTTGTCCGGACCATACTTGCGCGAATACCGCAATTATATGATGGGACAAATTCTCACCCATGAGACTGCGCATTATATCGACTACTGTTTAAACGGTTGGCACAAATATAAGCGTCATCATGGCAAGCAATGGCAGGAAATCATGTATAATCTAGGCTACAAACCCGAACCCTTTCACACAATGGAATTGAGATAATGGCAATCAAGCGAATCAGAATTTACGATATGGATGGCACAATTGTATGCTCCTTGCATCGTTACCGGACCATTATTGATGAGCGTGGCGAGCGTATCGACCTAGAATATTGGCGCGAGAATGAATACCGCGCGCTTGACGATTCCCTGCTACCGCTAGCAGAACAATATCGCGCAGACCTTGCCGATCCTGAATGCTATACCATCATTGCCACTGCGCGCGTACTAGGTGAACCAGATATGCAATTTATTAGGGAGACACTAGGCGAACCCGATTATATCGTTTCCCGTAAATCGGGCGATACGCAATCGGGTCGAACTCTGAAAATCGGTGGGCTAGCAAAGTTTTTTAATCTTGTCAACTTCAAAACCGATGACGTTATCTTTTATGAAGATAACGCGGAATATCTGAAAGCCGTTTGTGACCGGTTTGATATCCGTGGAGTTTACATTCCAAGCCGTCAAGGGCACTAGACAAACCGGGCAAATGCCCGGTTTTATTTTGCCCACCAAGTTAGTAAGCACTTACTAACTTGACCTGGGCGCCAAATTTTATCATATAAAATTTGGGCGTGTCAAGGACCAAATTGTAACAATGTGTAACTGTTGCTTTTTTACCACGGGCACGATTTTATCACTAAAATCGTGCCCGTGTCAAGGACCAAATTGTAACAATATGTAACAAGGCCTGGTCGTGTCGTTTTTTGTACACAAGGGTTTCCCCTACTAGAAAATTTTGCACGGGGCTGAATTGTGTGCTATTATCTGGGTGTGGCACTTGTCACGCGCGATTTCCGGCGCTTTCCGGTAAAGGGTAGAAAATGGCTCGCAAACAATTCTTTTGTATAGTTGACACTGAAACCACAATCGAGGATACCGTAGCCGATTTTGGCGCGTTAATCTGCGACCGTGAAGGCAAGATTTTTACGCAATGCGCGGTTTTGGTTCGTGGTGAATATGGGGATAAAACCCTTTTTCACGATAAAGCAAAATCCGATATTTGGGGATATGCTGGCTTGCATAAGCGCGAACAGGATTATATCGCAATGCTAGATTCTGGTTTGCGTATGCTTGCAAGCGTACAGGCGATTAATCGCTGGCTTGCCCTTGCGGTTGGTAAATATAATCCCATTCTCACGGCATATAATCTAAACTTTGACGAGGGTAAATGTCGGAATACCGGAATTGACCTTCAATTATTTACCGATCGGTTTTGCTTGTGGCAAGCGGCGATAGGTAACGTCTGCGGAACCCGCAAATATCGTCAATTTTGCCTTGAAAATCACCTATTTAATCCGCCGACCGACAAGGGTAATATGTCATTTAAAACTACTGCGGAATCGGTTTGCGGATTTATTCAAGGCAAATTCAAAACGGAACCCCATACCGCCATCGAGGATGCGCGCGATTTTGAATTGCCGATATTAACCGGGATTGTCAAGCGTAAAGGTTGGCGCGATAATCTTAAAGCCCATACATGGTATGATTTTCAGGTAAAAAACCACTTCAAGGCGATTTAATATGATGGATGCAATCGGTATTATTGGCTCGATTGCATTCGCAACCTGCGCAATTCCGCAGGTTGTAGAATGCTACCGTAAACGATCCGCTGAAGGTTTGTCGTGGATGTTTTTAATCTTGTGGGCTATTGGCGAAATATTTACCATTATTTATATCTGGCCTAAACAAGATTGGATTTTACTCGGTAATTATTTCTTTAATTCGCTTTGCCTTGCGGTTATGATTTTCTTTAAAATTGAGGATACTAGAAAATGATTTTCCACAAATCAGATATTGAACTATTTCAGCGAATTGCGGAAACTGAAATTCGAATCCGCAAACCCGTTGTTTTGCAGGTTCAGAAAACCGTGAAACTAAATTCCGATTGGTGCATTGGCCTATGGGAAGATGAATGGGATTATCATTCTATTAAAATCTCACGCGCTGAAATTTGGAATCCCGTAGAATTATTCGCTACCATTATTCACGAATATGTCCATGCGTGGCAATCGGAAAATAACCTACCCGTAAACCATTCTCCTTCAGGTTATTTTCCACATTGGCGAAAATATTTTAGGCGATACTATGGCGTTAATATTGCAGGATTAAACCATGCGTAAAATAATCGTTTGCGGGTTTTTGCTTGCCTTTTTAATTGCGGATAGGCGATACCCGGAATTAAAGATTGAAACTCAATATTTAATTCCGCATATTACGCTTGTGGTATAAATAAAAACCCCGAATAGGGGTTTTTATTTACCAGGCTAAGTTAGTAAGCACTTACTAACTTGCTTTTGCTGGCGCCAAATTTTATCATATAAAATTTGCTCGTGTCAAGGGGGTTTTTGAAAAAAATTTTTCTATGGGCTTGCCCTAGTCGATTAAAAAATACAATCACGCTACCAGGGCACGGGGCTGAATTTTCGTGTAGAATTCTTTTTGTGGCGAGTGCATGGGGCGCTTGCCCGAACTAGGGAAACTGTCATGGCTGAAAAAACCGTGAACTACACTGCGGAACAAACCGCGAAACTTGTGGCCGACTATCAAGCCGGTGTAACCGTGGAATCAATTGCGGAAGGGTTGGGCAAATCAGTTCGAAGCATCGTGGCGAAACTGTCACGCGAGGGTGTTTACCAGAAAAAGGTTTATACCACAAAAACGGGCGAACCCGTTCAGAAAAAGGATATGACAGCCGACGCAATCGGTCGAATCTTGAACCTTTCGGAAAGCGATACCGATTCGCTCACCAAAGCGAACAAGCGTGCTTTGAAAGCGATTTTCGAAGCGCTTGCAAACTCGAAACCCCTGTAAACTGAAAAAACCCTAGGCTTTAGCCTAGGGTTTTGAAGGGATAAATTATGCTCAATCATTCTGTTATCGCTATAATGCGCGATGGTGAAGGCTTTGTATCCGTTGGGTATGGTACTGATCCAGAATCAGCACTGCAAGATTTGCAAGCAAATCTTGATGAAGAACTTTTAGACCATCGAATGATAACCTTTTACCGTTCGATGGACGTTAAAATTAAACTGTGCATAGAATAGCCTAGCATAATTCGTGCCAGCCCCGAAAGGGGCTTTTTTTTTGTGTCCAGACCCAGCCCGGCACGTTTTTTGCCTTAGCAAGAATCGTGCCAGGTCTGGGCGCCGATTTTATCATATAAAATCGGGTGGTGTCAAGCGCAGAATTGTAACAATTTGTAACTGTTGCTTTTTTGTGTCAGGGTTTCCCCTAATTGACACCGGCCCGGCGCGTATGCTATACTAGAAGGTTCGGGGTTTTCTAAATGCGAATGATTCTCATTTGCACCAAGCAAGATTCGTGCCAGCCATAGTTAGTGAGCGCTTACTAACCTCCAGGGGGGGGGTTGCGCCAGTGCAAAACCTTGTCAAGTGCAAAATCTTGCGCGTGCGCCAGTGCAAAACCTTCAAGTGCAAAATCTTGGGGTTGCCTGTGAGTGCTAAACCTTGTATAATATTTATATTGAGTCAGTGATCAAGGCGTCCAAACCCTAAAAAATCCTGACTTGATTCCCAAGCCTAATCCCTGTATAATATTTATATTGATTGATTGGAGAACCCAAATGACTGACAAAGTAATGAACTATACCCCTGAACAGGTTCAGGAACTGGTCCAGAAGTATCAGCAAGGCGTTAGCGTTGAGCAACTGGCCGAGCAAGTAGGTAAATCCGTGCGTTCGGTGGTTGCTAAGCTGAGCCGCGAGGGTGTGTATGTGGCTAAGACTCGGAACACACAGGCGGCCCGAGTCACCAAAGCTGAGCTGGTAGAGCGCATCGCCCGAGTATGCGATCGTAATAGTGAACAGTTTGAAAGCCTAGAAAAAGCAAATCAGGATGTTTTGACCCGCCTGGTCGAAGTGCTCAAAGCCTGATCCCCCGGGGCTGCAAAAATTTACTCTTGCGGCCTCCACCTAAACAGTGTATAATATTATTTATAGTTTGGGAAGGGCGATATAGATCGCACAAACAGAGTCCACTTAGCCAACTACAAGTGTACATACCTAAGTATTGGACTCAAGTTTGATTCCCAAACTATCTACTATACTTTATTACTAGGGCGACAGCGGTCACAGCGATATACTACTGCTATGTGATACGTCTTAATTGTGGAGAACTACATGACCGAGCCACAGCCCCACTCTCAGAAAGGCAGCAGTTAGTTACTGCTAGCAGATGGTAATATTGGTCTGTAGTTTTATAATGTCTGGCTCTGCTGGCGCTTGAGGCTAGTATGGGGTATCAGTAAATACTCCAGAACACAATATAGCGAGCAACCAGACCCTAAACTAGAGCAATCCCAACCATCGTTGCTGCTTTTCCCCTATTCCTCTGATGAGCTCACCGAGAGCGAAACCCAAACCCGAAAACTGGTGCCCCATGCCCAGCAGACTACGGTTTAGGGTCAGGAATTGGTCCTTTCACTTCCCGGTCTGCCAGGACGCTAAACTGTGCAGGGACGGCACAACCCTAAAAGTGCCTAGTCAAGCCCACCAGTGCAAACTGGTGGGCTTTTTTATTTGAGGTTAGGCGCCCCTATTATACAGTGCTAAAGCAATATGTGTCAAGACGAAATTTGTAGGTGTTATGACCCTAAACTGTGTTAGTCTTTAATATGGGCTAGCCCGTATTAAAGTTTTCTTTAATTGACCCTAAGCCGTATGAAGTCTCCACAGGCCACACCCACCAAAACAAAACCCCCAAGACCTATGCGGTTTTGGGGGTTTTTTAACTTGCAACGACTTAGGGTCGGTTATTCTTGGATAATTCGCGTTCGATGACCTCTAAGACACCTTTATTGACCTTTTCTAGACTTTCAAGCAGTTCAAGGTTCATGTTGAGCAGCAAGGCAATCCGTTCGATATATTCCGACTTTTTAACCGGGACCTCACCACGCTTGTTTAGGTACTGTTTTTTCTGGTACACCTCGAGCGAGCTGAGCTTGGCAATTATGCTCCTGGTTGGGACCTGGAGCTCTTGAGCCAGCTCCTCCACGGGGACCCCAGCCCTATATTGTTGTACTAGACGGTCAGTGATTTCTTTAGTATATTTCATGTTGTTAGTCGTCCCAGGGCATATCTGCAACTTTAACGTGTTTTGGACCCTCAACCAGAGCACTTGCAAAAATCTCATCTGGTACTAAGGGTTGGGGCATCCTGTCCCAGGTCCACGGGTCTAGGATTAGGTAGGGTGTTCGAAGCTGTGGATGGCAAACCCAAATTTGCGTCAACATGGTAAGTACAAGTTTAGGCACACTACGCCAAGGCTCCGCTAGCCCAGTAAGTTGCCAAGTTGTAAGTGCACTTTTATACCTACCCTGTTTTTGGCCAGTTTTGTATAACAACCCTTGCTGCCTGAGCTCAACTAACTCCTGGGACCCTAAATCGCACAGGTGTGGGTTCTGGCGAGCCCACAGTAGGCACTCATATAAATCTTTGGAGATCACACGGTCTAGACCGATTAGCGGCCAGCTCTGGTATGGAACTCCCCGATCTCGTTTTTGTGCTAGCATGATAGTAGGAGCTAGTGAGCTCCAATTTACCGAACCAGGATCACTTTGACGCCGGACTAGGTGGCTGCGATTTACTCGATTTACTAGCCTCCACAAGCCCAAGTCCCAATCGCTGCAAATATTGATACGGAGGGTTTTAGGAATGTCTACCACACCATTAGGATCTAAGATAAGATTCCAGCGGGTATAGTGTGCCACGATTTGAGGCCACAGCCAATCTTCTTTTAGCTGTAGCTGTTGTTCCGCAACCCAAACCTCCAACACCTTAGGGTCAGTTGTATTAGCGATTTCATGTAGTGGGATTGCTTCCAGCTTATTTAGTTTTTGCATCGAGTTTTTGTGTAAAAATTGGGGGTATAAAAATATATAATAATTCTTTAAAAAATAAACAATTCGCCAACCTATTAAGTTGGTAGTGATTAACACCTCTAGTTTTAAAAACAACTGCACTAGGCTTACTGGTCCTCTGGGTCCCTCGCGAAACGTCGCCAGGTCCTGCATAGCTTTGTGCAGTTGTTTTAAACTAGGGTTTAATCACCAATTGTTTAATCTCTTTAGATATAACAATATTATATCATACTTTTTTGTGTTTTGCAAGCCAAAATTTAGTTGAGCCCTGAGTTATTAGTCGTGTTGGACCCGGACATAGCAATCTGTGTACATTGGGGTACTGGTAAATACGTAGATTTCTTTGTGTGGAAATAGTTGGTGGAAGTATAGCCTAACCTGTTCTGAGTTGATGGGTTGGTGATTGAGGTTCTTGACCCACCAGGTGTTGTGGTTGAGTACTTCTATAAATTGTGGAGGGTTATTCATGGCGGTCTTTTTGAAAGTCAAACCACTCATCCAATTCACTCCAGATGGCTTGGTAGATTTGAGTGTAGACGTGGTCTGGTGTGGGGTTATCGGTATGTTTATGTGCACGTTGCCAGCCTAGTTGAATGCCGGTTTCAATGCATACATCTAGGAGCGGTAGAATTTTAGGTTTCATTTACATTCCAGGTTTGTGGGTAAACAATTTGGTAGAGTTGGTCATAGGCTTTACCGATCTGACCACTCTCCAGCAATTCGAGGATCTTTTCTAGTTCGTGTTGTTGAACTGTGTATAGTGCTTGGGTGATTTCGGTTCGCCATAGGTTGGTGCTGAAATCAGGTTTTTTATAGGTATCATCCCACACAATATCTCTCCATAATGGTTCTAATACAATCGCTAATGGTGTTAATTTCCACAGTACTATGTGGTTCCGTGTTATAGTAGACCGGCATCTGCTCTAGTTGTTGCACACAGTCTTTGGCTACTAGTTGTACTAGCTGGATTATACAATCCCGCTGGTAGGGGTCTAGTTCATCCCAGCCACCTTGGGCTATAAGCCCGCTGTTATAGAGCAGCTCTTCAAAGGGATGGTGTGGAAAGTCTATAGGATTTGTGGTGTTTGTCTGGTGCATCATTTGTCTCGTCATCAGGTATTCGTTCGCCGTCAGGCCCAATAATATCAAATCGGCCACCACATTGCTTACACCACCACCATGACCAGCCTAGGCCGTTGTAGTGAAATAATTTTTGGCCTGTGTGGTTGTTGGGCGGACAGGGAGTTCTGTCTAGGTTTAGGTTCATAGTTCGTCAAAACATTTTTGTATGGTCAGTAATGCTATAACCGTGGAGGTTTAGTTTGCTTCGTGTGGGAATATTACCTCGCACATACTCATACTTAACAAACTTTCCCAAGCCTTGATCAATTTCTTTTACAGTCTTTCCATGCCAAGGCTTGCCAAGGGTGTATTTGACTTTTACCCACTTTGCATTGTTTTCGGGAGTGCCTGTGTACTCACTTTTAAAACTGTAGTAATCACTGTGACCACCACTCATAGAAACAATATTTAGTGGACGACACCAGTCTTCTGGGTGAATGTGATCACTATCTTCAAGAACTTGAATGGAGATCATCATTCAACTCCGAAATGTTGTTTAATTTCTTGATAGATTTCAAGACGAATACGCTGTTCTTTTGACATACCATATTCTTCCCATCGGATAAGCCTAGCACATTCCCGGACAATCAACTCGGCGAACTTTTGTAAATTGACAGTTTCTTGTACCGTAAGTGTTGATGGCACATACATCCTATACCTATCAAACTTTAACCCAGCCTGTTCAGCAAGTTCTCGAATTCGTTCGTTCATCTTGATAAATCTTCCTACATTCTTACCGCTTTTGACAATTGTTAGTTCTTGACCAATGGTAATACCACCATGTTTGTCAAGGGTTTTAAATTGTTCGTTCATCATTCAACTCCAAAATGTTTCTTTACGTCCTTCACAGCCAAATCGGCAGGCCGGGTTCTAAGTTCCACAAAGATATCGCAACATTCCCTAACAATCAACTGGGCGAACTTTTCAGGATTCAGCACATAGACGTAATTGCTATACATCTCACCAGGCTTGGCACCAGCACCACCGTATTGAAACTTTTCCTCTAGCGATTGTTCGTAAAGTTCTAGAATTCGTGGGTTCATCTTTGTCTCTGACTGTTTTGTTTTGGGCATCGGTGGTATTTGCTTTGGTATCGGTAAACCAAACTCATCAAACTTTGTCATTCATTCAACTCCAAAACGTCCTTTGAAATACTTTTGATAATCAATATCCGTATCTCCCTTTGCATATTCTGCATATGCTGCACATTCCAGAATAATCAACTCGGCGAACTTTTCTGGATTCAGTTCCATATAAGAACCACCTAAACCTTCAACACCTGTTGACTCCATTGCCTGATTCATTAGTTCTTGAATTCGTAGGTTCATCATTATGTCTCAAAAAAGTCTACCACATCATTCGTCTGTACGTCAATAATTCTAGTCATAACAATATGGTCTTTTAGTTTAGACTTAGCGAATAGGCGTGCTTCATTCAAGTCCTCAAAATACATTTCATTACCAGCAATATCTGTACAACCATAACCAGTACCTTGTGCATCTTGCAATTCAATGTAATATTCGTTCATTTGGGGTTTTATCTTGATGGGACCACAAAGGTGTGCATAGTCCCATGCAGGATCAAATTGACCACACTTGTAACATTGAATAAGCTGCATTATTCAACTCCAAACCGCTGTTTAACAGCTAATATAACTTCTGGTGGCAACTCAAACCGTTCCGCCTCAATTGCATCTAAAGTTTTTAAAACGATTAGTTCACTAAATTTTTCAATAAAGTCTACTTGCGTTTGCCATGAGTTTGGTTGAGTCCGGCGATAGGCTATAGACCACGCTGCTTGATCCCATAGATCACTTACTAGTTTATTCACAGTTCCCACCAGTTGTAAAAGTTAACGGTTTGTTTCACACTATTAGCCCAGCGATCAAATTGAGGAATAGGACAGCTTTCATCCACAAAGAACTCAGTACCAGGCCCCCAGTATCGGAAGCGATAAAGCCTGTTGCCCTTACGAGCCACACTGCCCAGCTTAAAAAAGTCACGGGTGATTTGGTAACCACGACGCCGCAACATGGTTTTAAATTGGCTAGGACTCATGCCCCACAACTGATCGCGATCGGGCTTGCTGTACTGGATCATGTTTACTCCTTGTAGTGTGCAAGTACGTTAATGGCCTCTAGCTGACCCCAAGTCAAAGCAAACCTCTGCCCATCCAGCTCGCAGTCAAAGCCCTCGCCATTCTGCCACTCGGTCAGGTAAAGTTGCTTGTCCTCACTCATGTAGCAGTACTTGTCTAAGTCTAGTTCACGTGCAGTAACTTGGTAGGTTTTAATCATGTTTGTTTCCTCATCAATATATAATATTATAGCACAAACAAAAAGGGCATTCAAGCGAATTATTTTTCGCCTAAATGCCCCTCAAGTGCTTACAGCTGAATCCAGTCAATCTCGTGTTTGTACCAAACACTCTCCATGCCATCATACTCGTGTATAAAGAACTTTTTATGACGGTCTACCCAACATACTTCTAGCTTTTGCATATCATGGATTTCAAGACCCTCTAGCAGATTAGTGCATTCTAGCTCAGCAATCTCCTTAGCTAAATCTAGGGCATCTCCCCAAAAACCCTCATCAATAGCCCTGCATAGCTTGGCATCTACACACAACCTCCAGATACCGTGCCGGGTAAACCAACCACCGCCATACGCTCCACTAACCAGCACAGCAACTTGACCTTGTTCGTTTATGTAGTAATTACCCACGGTATGCCCACTCCTTAATCTGAATTCTAGCTTGATCAATAGCTTCCTCACAGTGTGGTAGTGGCCCCCTATAGCTGTCTAGCAATACCTGATCTACTCTAGCCAGTAGAACATGAATAAACCACTCGGTAGGTTCTACATTAAGTGGAGCTTGCATACGACTATCGGTCCACATCTGATACACTTCTTCACTTAGCTTGTTCACTGCAGTGCCATCCCCGTTGAGATTTGATTACTAGACCCCCGCGTTTCCAGCAGTCTTGGTGCGGGTCTAGTTGATACCTAATAAAATTGCCCACAACTGCTAGGGACACTAACACAAACATTATTGCTAGTGTCCACTTAAGTATGGTTTTATTTTTCATTATTTATAGTTTTTAATCCGCGGTTGTAGGCTACATAGTCGATAAGGAGAATTAAGGCTAAGAGGCTAGAAAACTCGAGAGGTTTGTCTAAGACACTAATGCCTAGAGTATTAAGTAACAAGCCTAGCATACCGTATAGCAAAATATTTAAGATCATACCATATCCATGTTGTGATACTTGTTGAGACCCTTGAGTAGCTCGGGGTTAACAATAGGCTGATAAGCACCCTTAGCAAGCGGAACTACACAGTGTGTTTGTTGGCGAGCTTTACGTTCGCCGCATTTAAGGCACAGCTTGCTGATCCTGAGATAGCGCTCGCGCGGCACGTCGTCTTGACACTGGGGATTAACGCAGAAAAACATTTGTGTTATTCCTTTATTTGATTTCGTAAAGAATATATTATACACGGCTAGTCATACATAATCAAGTGCGAATTCCTAGAGTTTTTTCTACTTCTTGTTTGGCTACTTCAGGGCTAAGAAATTTACCTAATGTACGACCCTCAGCCATAGCAATCCAGTCCGTACTATGTAATCCAGGCCTCATTACGTGGGCCTGAATATGATTCCAACTATCTTTAAGAACCCAAGTAGCATTTACTAAAAAATGCCAAGTAAATTTTTCATTCATCTCTATTCATTGCCTTTTTAAGCATATAAACTAAGTTAGTAATAGTTTGTTTGTAGTTATTAATACTAGCACGCTGGCCCGGCAACCAATCGGGTCTAAGTGTAAGTGCTAGTTCATCATCTTGTGTAACAATAATAGGTTTTTGTGTACCGTCACTCCATCGAAGCCTGTAGCACTCTAAGATCACAGTTTTAGGTTCGTGCAAGGTAGTAGCATCTGCATCAGTCATCCAAGTATTGCTAAGTGGTTCTTGGACTGCTACACGTACTCTGCCCTGCCGTTCCATTTGTTCTACTAGCCATAGGGGTAAGTCTAGGATTGTGATAGGTTCAAAGTCCCGGGTATAAAGTACTATGTTCACCACAATCTCCTGTAGATGTCAACTACACGGTGTAGCTGCTGTTTATCTTCGGCTAGGTGGGCTTTTTCCAGTTCATTAAGCTCGTCTAGCATTTGTTCTACCCGAGCCCGAGTATCCTCGTCATAGTCTTTGCTAAGAAAGCCCTTACCTTTACGGCTTGCCGACCATTGGGTCCATCCAGTAACCTCATAAGGATCAGGACGATTGGGTCGCACCTGAGTCCACCATATATACAGCTCTTTAATCTCACGAGCAGCGTGTGCTTGATCTGGACTCTCGTCTCCGAGCTGGATCTCCCAGTCTAAGTAGTCTAGGCCTGCTTGAGCACACCGCCAACCGCGTGGATAAGGCCACCTAAACATCCACCAAGGTACCCTATACTTAGTACGACTTTCAACATCCCAGCGTACTTGATCTAATGCTTTATCAATCTCTACAAAGTCCACTAGTTCGCTCATTATGCAGGGTAAGAGCCTGTCACAAAAATCCCAGCCCGTTCCGGGCTTAATGTGTTGTTTATGCGATCTGAGCACATGCATAGGTCTTTGCCAGCGAGTATACCACCAGTATACTAGGGCATCAATTTTTTCCGGAATCCAGTAAACTATGTCTTGTAGCTTTTGTAAACCAGTTTCAGCAATCCAATAGCGGACCGGATGTTTGCTCTTAGCCTCGGTATGCCAGTGATCCCAAGCATCCCACTCTAGGGCTGTTGGCTTAGCAATACCACGAATCCGATCTGCTAGTGGTGTACAAGACCAGTGTTCGGATCTCATGCTCGACTCCAAGTGTGCGCGATCTTAACAAAAACACCAGCTATGCAGAGCAACCAAGCACCAGTAAACTTTGTAGAGTCCCAGTCTAGTACAACGGAATTACCAAACATAATTAATGACCACAAGTCAACAACTCCTACTAATATGGGTAGGAATAGTAATAGGGCTATTAGGTTAAATAGAATATTCTTTACCACTTAGCTTCTCCTGGAATAAGTTTACGGTACTGAATCCATCCACAAAAATTGCCACTCCATAGTTGACCATGCCTGTCCTGGTGCGATATACCAATACGCTCTAGAGTATCCCATGTAGTAATAGGAGTAGCTTGATGCTCAACTGGACTGGCGTGTGCAGGTTTTGATTCAACCAGTTGATCGTATATACGAATAGCTTTGGCTAGGGAAGTATCCTGCTTACGGTAGCTTACCTGCGCACAGCAACTAGCACTAATCTTAATAGCCTCTTGCAGCTTGATCTCTAGACCTGTTTGCTCGTCTAAGAACATTTGAGTATGATTAGCAGCACGAGCCGATTTAACGTAAGGTAGATGCCAGTCTTCTGAATGTAGAGGTTTAGGCTGCGATGCTTTGTATAGTCTGTGCATTATGTGGGCCAGTTCTCGGAATTCGGGCTGTGCATCCGTATGATCTCGCAACCAGAAGAAGTTTTCCCACTCTGTGGCAGTTACTACAGTTTTAACAATTTGAAATGGTTCTGTTAAACGGTTAGTAATTTGCTTGTGTACATCAAAGTCAGCTAGAAGTCTGCTGTATCTGAGTGCGCTATCACGAGCTTCCATCCAAGTTAGTCTAGCATAGTTTTGCATATCTGGCAGGATTTCTTCATCTGCTTGCATACCTGCTTTATTCTGACCCCAAGCCACAGGGGCTGCAGTATTGTCACGAATGTGTTGGTGCATTTTTTCAACAGGAATTGCTCTAGAACTAGCAGTATTACGTGAAAGCATACGGTGAGTATTAAACTCGGCTAAAATAAAGCGAGGATACTCAATCTCAAAAGTAGTAATACGATGTTGAGTAGGAGTATAAATACTGTCTAGGACAACGCTGGCACTTATGCCTTCACGACCCCTACAAGTTATAAGGTGTTGTGAGTTAGTCGTTTCTATGGTAAAATTATTTATTTGCATTTTAGTAGTAAAATGTATGCCGACCTATAGTAGCCAGCTTTCGGTGATGCCAACGTGGACGAACTGTGTGGTTGTGAAAGTATAGTGCAGGAAAGTGTCGGGCATATTCATGTGCAAACTCTTGTGCAATAAGTGCTACCAGCATACTGTCATTCCAAGCAGTTTTATCAGTTACTCTAAGTTGTTTATTTTGAGTCCACTGAAATTGTCCTGGCTGATAAACTACTTTGCATATAGTATTAGGAAACCGCCAATGTTTAGCACGATTTATAGTAGTTATAGCAACTGCCATCTTACCGTGCCAAGGTTCGCCACGGGCTTCATGATAAATATTACGAGCCAAGCATTGTGTTTCCGTATCCGCTTGTTTTGCCCAAGCACCAGAAATTAGCACTGCGCCACACAACACAACAAAAAACTTTTTCATTTGAGCCTCCTGGGTAGATTGCTCAAATCACACACTAGTTTAGTCTACAATTTGCCATACTTGCCAGTTCTTTCGTTTAATTCGGTGAAGATCAATTCGGTTCTTGTAACAATGAAGCCACGCATCTAGATAGAATAGGAATTCGTTAGCCAGAAGGGGTACTTTGTCCATTTTTACGATTTGCATTTTTGGTGTGATTTGGTAAAGGTTGGTGATAGTTCTAGCCTATATAACGACGACTAGATTCTATATTATATCCTATCAACAAAAATAAATCAAGTCCGAAATATAACCAGGTCTTGGGCAGGCAACAAAAATTTTGTATTGCACAAGGTTCTGCTAGAGTGCTATAATTATAAAAATTGTGGAGGATTTACTATGCAAACAGATTACACTAAAAATCTAGAACAGGTTATTAGGCAGGAGCTACTTCCCACATACTTAAAGTATAATAGGGAACACACCATAGAAACAAGTCCAAAAGTAAATGAACTTATAGAAACACTTGCTATTCGTCGTGAACAGCAAGTTCCTGCACTATTTAAACCACCAAAAAAGTAGCGTTGACATAGTCTTCCACAAATGCTATAATATTACTTTGCGTGGTGTTACAGGATTTGACCACGAACTGCTAGTTGCAAGAAACAACTCAAATGCCGTAATCCGCTATAAAATCTGGACAGTACACAGTCTGGAGGTACAAGCAGGATGCCACACTATAATTCCTGTGTACAGGTAAGTGTACCCCCGCGGCCAAGTTCTCTAACGAGACTTGGCCGCCTTTGTCTATACTATAACCATGACAACCATAAATTTTTCACAAACACCACTATACTCCCAACAAGACGTAGAAAAAATGAAACAGGCTGTTGAAACCAGTCTGTTTTTTGGCGGTCCTACTTGGCAAGAAGCACCGCCAAAACCACAAGGGACTGCACTAAAGTACGATAGTCACAAAGCTCCAATGAGTCTACTTAGCAGTGAAGCACTACATCAAACTGCAATGGTCTTAGCATTTGGTAAAGAAAAGTACGCTGCACATAACTGGCGCAATGGATTTGAGTGGTCACGCCCACTAAGTGCAGCACTACGTCATATCTTAGCCTTTCAAGACGGTGAAGATCGTGACCCTGAGTCGGGACTAAGCCACTTAGCTCATGCTATGTGCTGCCTTATGTTCCTCCTAGAATTTGAAAAAACACACCGTGAACTCGATGACCGTTGGAAGCCTGAAAATAAGTGAACTAGTAAAACGCCTAGAGCGTACTCGTGTTCCACTTAAAAAAGTATGCGATGAACTTGACCTAGACTATGACAGCATAGTTAGCATGGATATTGGTATAGAGCAGTGTACGCACTGTAATATATGGTCTAAAAGACTAATCTTAGACCTAGATCAAAACCCAATCTGTAGTGTTTGCAGAGACATTGCAGGTATGTAAATACTGGCCGTCGTTCAACGGATAGGACAGCATTCTTCTAAAGTGCGAATGGGGGTTCGATTCCCTCCGGCCGGGCCAAATATTTTAGTCTTGACCCTAAGGCTCAATAACTGTATAATATTTATTCAATAATCAAACTGAGACAATCATGCGAGTTCATGTCGCTAGTGACCTACACATTAACTTTGATACTGGACGCGATCCGCTAGTCTTGCCCGGGGGTGATTTACTCTTACTGTGCGGCGACGTTATGGAGGCTGGACACATTCGCCTAGCCCAAAACGTGGGACGTGGTCAGAGTACACTAGATACCTATAGGCATTTTTGTGATACCCAGCTTACCAAGTACGATCAAGTTCTGTACGTATTTGGTAATCACGAATACTACCAGCATGACTTTAGTACCGCTCGTGAGCGTATTGAGCCCCTACTACCGCCCAATGTAACTATTCTCCAAAATAGTTATGTAAAGGTTGAGGACTACCTCATCTGGGGTGCCACCTTGTGGACAGATAATAATGGTGGTAACCCAACAGTTAAGTACGCTATTCGTGGAGCTATGAGCGACTACCAAGTAATTAAACACGAACCGGCTAAGCTTGTTGATGGAGTTGGTGGTAAATACTGGACTAACAAGTTTTCACCGGACGACAGTGAACAAGAACACTTGTACAGCCGTGCCAGGCTTGAGGAGTTCCTCTTAGCCTACCCAAGCCATAAAACTATTGTTATGACTCACCACGCTCCTCACTACGAGTCAATTGCTAGTGAGTACCGTGACCACGTACATGGTTATATCAACCATGCCTACTACAGCGATCTTACTAGAATCATGATAGATAATCCGCAGCTTAAACTGTGGTGTCATGGTCATGTACATACTATGAATGACTATCAAATTGGTAGTTGCCGTGTAGTCAGTAATCCCAGAGGTTACGCTGGCTATGAGCAACAGGCTGAAAGATTTGACAAAGCCTCAAAGTTTGCGACTATTGAACTGGAGTAACCATGACCGACTTTGAAGTGCATGAGCGGGGGACACACAGAGAACTATTTCTAAGCCGACAACTTGCCCGAGAAATTGAGCAAGTCATCGCTCAGTACGGAGCTGTAGTACCTAAACAAGTTCTAGATAAGTATGAGTTGTTAAAGGCGCACTATGACTACCAACGACAGTGTGAAATGCTGTAACGGTGATTGTAATCAAGGCAGAGATTGTCCCCTACGTAAAGAGTTACGTAGTCGTCCCCTAAACTGGAAAGCTGCGTGGCATAACTTTGTAAATGCTGGTAGTTTTACCATAACAGAGCGGATTGTACTAGTTGGGTCTAGTATACTAATAATGACTTGGTTATATTCTCTCTTGAATTACTAAACCAGCCGTGCTATAATATTCTTTCATTTGGAGAATAAACATGGCAGGCTATACCCGTGAATTTTTACTAGAATGTTTTGCGAGCCGTTATGAACCACTGGGACTTGAAGCCACAGAAAAGCAGTACAAACTGGCTAGGGAATTCTACGACCAAGTCGGCAAAGACAAATTCCGAGTCTACGCTAGCTTGGACGCCGAAACAATCCGCAACTACAAAAACAGACGATAATGTTCAAACAATACCCACGAATTGGTTTTGCTTGCAAGATTCAAGAAAGCCATGATAAAGCAGCTCCAGGTCTAAACACTGGCACTACCACAATTACTTGGCTAAACAATCAGACCCGTGATGTAGCTGTGGCTAAGCTGTGGGGCATTCTTGACAAGAATACAAATGCCGTTCGTAAACAGCTTGACTGGATCAGCAAACTGCCACCAAGTCAACGTATGTTTCGCCTCAGCAGCGATCTGCTTCCAGCATACACTCATGACGACTGGTCGTGGTTTTACTGGCAAGGGGGTGTTGTCAGTGAACTAGAAGCTCGATTTGCACAGATAGGTGACCTTGCCAGACAACACGATATTCGCCTTAGCTTTCATCCAGGACAATTTTGTGTACTAGCTAGTGACAATCCTGAAATTGTGGAGAATAGTATTCAGGAGTTTGAGTACCACTGCGATCTTATCCGTTACATGGGATACGGCCGTGAGTTTCAAGACTTTAAATGCAACGTGCATATTGCAGGTAAACAAGGCCCGGATGGCATTAAGCGTGCAATGACTAAGTTGAGTCGTGAAGCTCGTAATACACTAACCATTGAGAATGCCGAGTTTACATGGGGCATTGATGCTAGCCTAGAACTAGTAGATACTTGTGCTCTTGTACTAGATATTCACCATCACTGGATTATGAGTGGCGAGTATATCGAGCCCCAAGACCCTCGTGTGCAGCGACTATGGGAATCTTGGCGTGGTGTCCGACCAGTCATCCACTACAGCTTGAGTCGTGAAAATGTGGTGGTAGATCACGATGCTCAAACCAAGCCCGAGCTGAGTGAGCTGCTCCAGCAAGGTTTTACCAAAGCCAAGTTGCGAGCACATAGCGATTATTACTGGAATGAGGAGTGTAATCGCTGGGCAGCAAGTTTTTCTCCTTATGCTGATATTATGCTAGAGGCTAAAGAAAAGAACCTTGCCCAACAGGGTTTTGTCAAGCAAATGAAAATTTAGACTTGCCCTAGCCCGGTATTTGTGATATAATATTATTATAATGTGAATGGGGCGGCTAACGCTGCAAAAGCTCAACAAGCGTCAGCTTGGGGTACATGAGCCACAACGATTAAATCCTTAGATCGTTACCATGCCCAGGTGGTGAAATTGGTAGACACGCTGGTCTTAGAAGCCAGTGCTTCGGCGTGACGGTTCGAGTCCGTCCCAGGGCACCATACTAGAGCATATTGGCACAGTAATATTTTAGCTCGGTGAAAG